GGTTCGCCGTCTACCAGCCGATCACGCGCGAGGTGCGCTTCGTGTTCGGCTCGTGGGCCTACGTGCTCCACCTGTTCGACCCCCAGCGTAAGCGATGGAGCTTCGCCGACTACGGGGTCGACCTCGCGTGCGGCGGGATCGTGTTCCAATCGCAAGGTGAGCTCGCGCCCGAGGCCCATCTCGAAATGGACGGGACCGAGGTGACCGACACGACGATCGACCAGACGGCCGACGTCGTGGGGGCGCTCCTCGGCGGCGAGGTCGCCGAGTGGTGGTTGCTCGACCCGAACATTCTCGTCTGGAGCGTCTACGCCACGGTCCCGATCGGGCTCCTGGACGCGACGAGCGAGAACCTCTACGCCGCGCTCTTGCCGGGCCTGGGCTACTTGATGGCCGTCCGCGTCAAGCGAAACGGCCTCGCGGGCGCGGGCTACACCTCGAACAACCCCAACCTCTGGCCGGCCACGGCGCGGAAAACCGCCGTCACGCTGTCGTCGCCCGGGGGCCCCGTTGATCCCGGATCGCCCGCGACCGAGACCGAGGTGAGCACGAGTGCGAAGGACTCGACCTCGATCACGATGAACGCCCACCAGCTCGGGACCCTAGACGGGACCGAGTCGATCGAGTGGTACAACGTGCTCCCTGTCGAGGACCCGGTGCCGAGCCTCGCCGTGACACCCGCGCCCGTCGGGGCCAACGAGACCTGGTTGTTCGGCGGCCTCGCGCCCTCGACGAGCTACGTCTTTGCCGCGCGCCTCCTCCGGGGCGGGGTGCCGACGCCGCCCTACGCGGGACCGCTCTTTAGCTGGCCGGCGATCTCGTTCTTGTCGGAGACCACGGACCCATGAGCCGCCCCATCCTGCTCGTGGCCGAAGCCGACGACATCACCCTCCTCCACGCGGGCGAGGGATTCGACGACGGCGGTGTAGCGTACGCCTTCCTCGGCCACACGAACCGCGCCGCCCCGGCGGGGATCGGGGGCGAATGCGCGTTCTATAATTTGTATTTCACAACGAGACATTACTTAACCCCGGTCGTGCTCCGCGTCTCAGTCGTGATCGACGACAAGACGTTGACGAGCGAGGTGATCTTTCTCTCGGGCGGCCGGGACACCGGCACCGTGCGCGAGCACGAGGTGTCGCTCATGCAGCCCTATATCGTGGCCGGCGTCGAGCGCCTCCGCTACGCGCCCCGCGGGACCTGGATCGAGGTGGTGGTCGAGATGTTCGACGCGGGGTTCGTGGGCGCGGTCGACGTCGGCGGGGTCGAGATCGAGCATGAGATCGTCCGGGAGAGCCGGGCGGCGGTGACCGGATAATGGCCGGCAACGAGCTCCTCAACGCGCTTGTCGCCTCGGCGCTCCCTGATCTTCCCCCTGAGATCGACGCCTCGCTTGCGCCTGGTGTCCCTCCGGCCGGCTCGGGGTACGTTCACGTCACGGGCGGCGCGTACGACGTGCCCGCGGCGACGATCCCCAACGCCGACGTCGCCGGGCTCGGGAGCGCGGCGCTCCAGCCCAGCTCGGCCTTCGATGCGGCGGGGCTGGCGGCGGCAGCCTACTCGGCCGCCGTGGCGGCGAGCGACCCCGTAGGGGCGGCGGCGGCGGCCCAGGCGGCGGCCATCGCCGTGTCGGCCCAGCGCGCTTCCAACCTCACCGACCTCGCCAGTCCGAGCGCGGCGCGCACGGCCCTTGGCCTGGGCGGCGCGGCCGTGTTGAACGTCGGCGCGGTCGCCGGGACCGTGGCCGCTGGCGACGACGCCCGGCTCTCGGACACCCGTACGCCGAGCGCGCACAAGACAAGTCACCAAGACGGCGGCTCCGACGAGATCAACGTCGGCGGCCTAAGCGGGGTACTCGCCGACCCGCAACCGCCGATCATCGGCGCGACGGGCACCACCGCAGTCGCCGGGAACGACTCGCGGCTCACCAACGCGAGAACGCCGACCGCCCATGCCACGAGTCACCAGGACGGCGGGACGGACGAGATCAGCGTCACCGGGTTGAGCGGCGTGTTGGCGGACCCCCAGCCGCCGATCATTGGGGCGACCGGAACGACCGCCGTGGCCGGCAATGATTCGCGTTTGACCAACGCCCGCACCCCAACAGCCCACGCGACCTCGCACAACGCCGGAGGATCTGACGCCCTGGCGATCGACGCGGCGGCGTCCACGGGATCGCTCCGCACGCTCGGCACGGGCGCGGCCCAGGCGGCGGCGGGCAACGACTCCCGGCTATCCGACGCGAGGACGCCCACGGCGCACAAGACGAGTCACCAGGTCGGGGGCTCGGACGCGCTGAATGTCGGCGGCCTCTCGGGCCAGCTCGCCGATCCACAGCCCCCGATCATTGGAGCCACGGGCACCACGGCCGTCGCGGGCAATGACGCGCGACTGACCGACGCCAGGACGCCGACCGCGCACGCGACCACGCACTTAGCCGGCGGATCGGACTCGGCCATCGGGCTTCCGATCTTCGACGCCACGCTCAACAACAGCGAGACGATCGGCGCAACCCAGCGGTGCGTCCTGTTCGGCCAGCTCACGATCGCCGCCGCGGTGACACTCACGATCGCCTCGGGCGGCCAGTTGATCCTCCTCGCTCTCCCCTACGGGACCTGACCTATGGCAAACGCGATTACCGCCTCGGGCGGCATCCTCTCAGTGACGGGCGACGGCGTCGGGTACGGCACCGGAGCTGGAGCGGCGGTCACCCAGCTCACCTCGAAGGCCACCGGAGTCACGCTCAACAACATCTGTGGCGCGATCACGATGAACAACGCCGCGCTCGCGGCGGCCACGATCGTCTCGTTCGTCCTGACCAACTCCAAGATCGCGGCGACCGACGTGATAATCTTGAACCATTTGTCGGGCGGCACCCCGGGCTCGTACACGCTCAACGCGCGGTGTGCCGCGGGCTCGGCCACGATCGACGTCCGGAACAACACCGCCGGCTCCCTCGGGGAAGCCATCGTCATCGCATTCGCAGTCATCAAGGCGGTTACCGCATGAAGCTGGCGATCGTGAAGGTACGTGTCATTGAGGAGGCCGACGCTGCCACACTGGAGACGTCGATCAACACGTTCCTCGCGAGCGGGGCCCAGCGAACGTACATTGACATCAAGCTCGTCCTTGGCGCGAACTACGTGGCTCTCATCTCTTTCACCGAGTGACCTATGGGCACCAGCATGGTTCCGTATAGCGGGTACGGGTACACGCCCCGCACGCGGACGATCACCCGCGACGAGGCCGCGCTCGCCGAGGACAACCAGCAGGGCTTCGAGCAAGGCCAGGGGAACGCCGCCACGACGGGGTACATGACCCGGGCGCAAAACTTCGACGCCTCGAAAGCGGTCAACCAGTACGCACAGGGGGCCTGGGGCTCGATCTCCTCGGCGCTCGGCCAGCAGCTCAACACGCTCAAGAGCCAGGCGGCCGGCGCGGGGCGGCTCGACACCGGCTACTTCGATGTCGACCAGGGCCGGCTCGTCCGCTCGGCGCTCGACGACTTCTCGAACCGCGTGTCGCAGCAAGCGGTCGCCGCCACGGGCCTCGACCTCCGGAACACCGAGGACTTGGGCAACTTCGGCCAACGCTCGACCGAGGACGCCAACGACCTCCTCACCAGCCGTCGGCAGGAGATGGAGAATGCGTACCGGGAGTCGGAAGCACGCAAACGCTCACGCCGCGCGGGGATCGGCTCCGCGATCGGCGGCATCCTCGGCGCGGGGGCCGGCGCACTCTTCGGCGCGCCGCAAATCGGCTACGGCATCGGGTCCGCCCTCGGCGGCTCCGTCGCGGGAGGGTGACGACATGCCACGCTATTCGTTGCAGCTCGACCCGATCTACAACGAGGGCGACTACGCCCGCGACCAGGGCCCGACGCGCGCGATCGGCCACGCCATCGACCAGTACGTCGCCCAGCAAGACGCCCAGCGCGAGGAGCGAAACAAGATCTCCGAGCAGGGAGGCTATGAGGTGGGCGAGGCTCCGCCGTCGCCAATGGACCGGATGCGTTCGGTGGGCTCGGCCGTCCGGACGGGGTTCAACCGCGTATTCCGGCCGGGCCAGTACGAGGCCGACCGCCAGACAGAAGCCGACCAGATCCCCACCGGGAACACCGCGCTCCCACCCCCGCAGATGGCCGTCGACCGAAGCCAGCTCACCCGGCCTGGCTCGACCCGGCCCGCGCCGAGGACCGTGTTCGACGAGCAACCCTCGACCGGCCAGGGCACGATGTGGGACGAGCAGATCCCCCAGGGCGGCGTCCAGCCACAGGCCGGCGCTCGGGGCGGGATCGGTGCGGCGATGGGCGACCTCACGGGCTTGGGCCCCACGTACGACGTCGAAGCGTCGACCGGCCAGCACTACCGGATCCCGCGCGGCATGAGTCCCCAGGTCTTGGCGGAGATCATTCGCAACCAGGGCGAGGACATGCGGAACCAGAACACCCGGGCGTCGGCCGAGCGCATCGCGCGCACCGGAGCGGGCGCACGGGTGACCGCCGCACAGATCGCCGCCGAGTCCCGAGGGCGAGCAGCTCAGACGCCGCGCGCGGAGTCCCCAAGTCTCCAGGCGAGCCGGGCCGCGACAGCCGCCCACGCCAACGCGGAGACGGCCGACTTGGGGCGGCGTCAGGTCCAGGCCCAGGCCGATCAGATCGTCCAGTCGCTCGCCGGCCAGAATCCCGGCCGCCGGGTCACGCCCGAGGCGCTGTCGCAGTACGCCGGGGGTCTCTACCGGAATGGCAAAATCCGGCAACCGATCCCGGAAAGCGAGCTCTATGCCGCGCTCGATCGTTACCACAACCCGCCCAACCGCGCGCCCACGACGGGCACGGTCCTCGGCGGCTTGCTCGATCGTGAGCTCGGGAACCGCGCCTCGCCAGCCGCTCCCGCGGAGCCGCCCTCCTCGGGCGGCGGCCGGGTCGACCAACCGGGGCCGCCGTCGACGGACCGCACCAAGGACGGCGCTCGGGGCGGCGGACGCACGGGCCGGCCTGACGCCGCCGCGCGGTACGACCAGCTCAGGCAACAAGGGCTCGACCGGAACGCGATCCTCCGCAGAATGGCGACCGAGGGCTATCCCCCGCCGGGCCGGTAATGGCTGACACCGACGAGGAAGTCCTCCCGCCCCAAGATCCGGAGAATCCCTACCGGCCGCGTCGCGCGCCCCAGCGGCACCCTCGCGGTGCCGATCCCTCGGCGGTCTACACGATGCCGAACATTCGGCCAGCGCCGCCCGGCGAGTCGGACTGGAAGCACCAGGACCCGGACATCTTCTACAACGTGACCGACCAGGCGAGCCAGGGGCCCGCCACGGCCCCCGCCGCGCCGGTCGATGACAACCCCTATCTCCCCGCTTCGAGCGCGCCAGCGGCGACGCCCGGGGCCGGGCGCGACGCTGTGGAACCGGGCCCCATCTACCCCAAGCTCCCCAGTCAGACGACCGTGCCCATCGGCACGCCGCGCGGCGGCTCGCGCGGTGGGGGGCGTGGGGGCGGCGGGACGATTGCGCCGACCAACGAGGTGTTCGCTCCCGCCCGCGAGCAGGCGACCTTCGAGTCGGCACAGCGGGCGCTCCCGCCGGCCACGCCGGAGCGGCTCCGCGCCGAGGCCGACAAGTTCCAGCAGTCGATGCAGGCGGCTCGCGCGGCGGGCCGGCACCAGGAGGCGGCCGGCTACGAGGACGCGGTCAACCGCCTCAACAACTACGCCGACGCGCTGGAGCAGACGCGGGACTTCTCGGGCAAGGTGACCTCGGCGTTCCTGGGGCCGATCCTCAACCCGTTCCCGGCCCAGGAGGAAACAATCGCGGGCGCGCAGCAGCCGGGCGCGCTCCCGTCGGCCGAAGAGCAGGCGAGGGTCGGGATCACCGCCCCCACGGGGGCGACGCCGCGCGCGACGCCGGGCCAGGACTTGGCCGCCACGGTCCTCGGCTCCGCGCCCTACTTCGAGCTCGGGGGCATGGCCGGCCGCGCGCTCGGCGGCGGCGCTCGCGTCATCGGCGAGGCGCTGGAGACGGGCGGCGCGCTGGGCCGCTCGGGCGCGGTGCGCGCCTTGGGGACCGGGGTGCGCTCGATCGGCGAAGCGATTGGCTCGGCCGCGCCCGAGGAGCTCCCGATGGTCGCCGGGCCCCGACCGCTCAACGCCACGCCCGCCAACGTCTTGAGTAACCTCGGGACCGAAATGCAGCAGTTCCAGGCCCAGCTCCCGGCGCGCGTGGGCCGTGGGTTGACGCAGGGCCAGGTCGTGGGCGCGGGGATCTCGTACCGCGAGGCGCGGCTCAACGGCGCGGACCCCTTGACGGCGGCCAACGCCGCGATCGAGAACATGGTCGCCCAGGCGGGTTTTGGCGCGGTCTCCGAGCTCGGGACCGGCGCGCTGGCGTCGGCCGTCCGAGGGGCGGCGGCCGTTACCGGGGGCGTCGCGCGCGGCACCACCGAGGCCCTCGCTTCTCGCCTCCGGCCCGCCGAGGCGGCGGACGCCGTGACGCAAATGCAGCTCATGGACGTCGGGCAGATCGAGGTGCAACAGGGGGCCGAGGCCCAGGCGCGTCAGGCCGGCCAAGCCGTGGGCGGGGCGGCCCAAGAGGTGGTCGGCGCAGCGAAGCAACAGGTGGGCGAGCAACGGGCGCTTAGCTCGCTCGCCACAACCGACCAGGCCGCGCAGTCGGTGCGCGAGGGCGCGAGTGCGCGCGAGCTCGGGGCCGAACCTCGGGCCCCCGCGCCACGGCCCGAGCCCAGCGCCGAGGAGCACGCCGCCGTCGGCGACGGCTCCCGCGAGCGGTTGGCCGAGCTCTATCAGCGAAACGTGGTCGAGCCGGTGTCGCGTGAGGAAGCGTTGCCGGAGACGGCACAGAAGTCTCTTTCAAGAACGCTTACAGGCGGCCTGGCTGGCGCGGGCGAGGAGGTTCACTTTCCGCCCGAGTTTGACCGCGCGGCGATCGAGCGCGTGTTGCAGCGGGCGAGCTATGCCGGCCGCGAGGCGGGACTCATGCACGCCGTCCCGGATCCCGAGGGCGCGCGGCAGGTGGTCGAGCTGGACGTGGGCCGCGAGATGACCCCCGAGGAGTATCGCCGGGCAATGACCGCGATCCACGAGGCCGACCCCGAGGGCCATGTGGACGGCTCCTCGGTGATCCAGCTTCGGCCCGAAGCCAAGATCCAGTTGGCGCTCCCCGAGGGCCGCACCGCGGCCGATGCCGCTCGCGTGCTGGAGTTGGCGCGCGAGCACCTGGGGCCCGAGGCTAAGGGAGTCGTCTACCCCGGGACCGTGATCGAGGGCGCGTCGGCGTCCGATCGCGCGCGCCTCGCGGGGTTGCTCGCCGAACGCGGCGGCGCGGCCACGGCGGGATCGGTCGACCCCAGGGCGGCGCTCTGGCAGCGGGGCGTTGCGGCGTACGCCAAGACGCTCGCCCTTGGGCGCTCGGCGGCCGAGACCCCGGTGGGCCAGGCCGCCGTCGCCGCCGCTCGGAAGCTCGGGGTCGAGCGAGGGGCGGCGCTGGCCGCGATCCCCGCGCTGGCCGCGTTCGACAAGGGCGACTCCGAGGATCGGAACAAGCTCCTCGCCCTGGGGGCGATGGTCGTGGCGGGGACATCTCTCGTCCCACATGGCGGCGAGGGCGGGCGCGAGCTCGTCCCCGAGGGCCCGCAGTCCCGAGGGTTTGTCTCGCGTCTCCGGAATGCGGTCGACGCGCTCCCCAAATCATGGGACGCCGCGCGGCCGGCGGCCGACTGGATCGGCAAGCTCACCGGGAGCGAGGCCCCCAAGTTCTCCAAGGCCGAGCTCCAGCTCATCCGCCCGCTTCTGGAGGACGCCAAGACCAAGGGGGTCAAGGTCTCGCGCGCCGACGTCCAGCGGTTCATCGACGCCAAGAGCCCGCAGATCGAGCGCGTCACGCTCGGCACCTCGGCCGTCCGCGAAGCGCGGGGCGAGAACTTCGGCGCGGGCAACGCCGACGAGATCACCGACATCGACGAGCTGATCGACCGCGAGGCCCCGGGCCACGACTACCGGCTGGCGGAGGGCGTCGAGCCGGAGACGGTGACCGAGCAGATCGACAACCGCGCGGCCAAGATCACCGAGATCGAGGACGAGATTGAGTCGCGCATCGCCGGGGCGCGGCGCGAAATGGAGGACGCCCAGGAGGTAATGGACCAACGCGAGACCGAGCTCCGTGACACGCTCTCGGGCGCTGGTTTAGACCTTCGGCTCGCCGACCCGGCCATCGGCTATCTCGACGAACACGTCGAGGCCGAGTACGTCCCGCGCGACGCGGTCGACAAGGCGCTCGAATTGATCCAGGATGACCTCTATCCGTCGAGCGATCCGGCGGAGATCCTGAGCCGCGAGGGGTACACCTGGGAGGAAGAGCCCCAAGCGCCGCCCGAGGCCGACGAGTTTGTCCAGGTGACGCACGCCAACCCCGCGGCGCGCGAGGGTCCGATGGGCCGCCGCGTCGAGAACGGCGTCGTCACCGACGAGTGGAAGATGCCTACCCCGATCGAGGGCGAGTCGCGCGAGAGCTTCCTCGCCCGCATCGCCGACCGGGTGCGCGAGATCTATGGCCCCGACGCCGCGCTCAAGATCATTGACCGGAATGCCGAGGAGCGGGCCAACTTCGAGCCCGGGCCCGACGAGTGGGTCGTTCGCAACTCCCGAGGGAAAGAGATCGCTCGGGGCGACGACGAGGCGGACGTGCTCCAGCAAGCGATGGAGGAGGAGGGCCTGGAGCCCGACTCGATCATCGAGTCGGTGCGGCGCGACTTGAACGACTATGCCGACGCGCGCTCGGAGTACAACCGCGCGGAGAGCGAACACTACTACATGGACGAGGGCGAGTATTTCGAGGAAGAGCAGGGTCAGGTCGACACGCTAAAAGAAGAGATCGAACACCTCCGCTCGGCGCTCGATAACCACGTCGCTAGGCCCGCGCAGCTCGCCCTCCCGCCCGTCACCGAGCAGTTCGGCGCGGATGACCCGGCCCGTGTGCTCAGCCCCGAGGAGCTCGCGGCCAAGGACCCCTATTTGATGCCGATCGCCCCCGAGGTGAAAGGCCCCACGGGGTTCGCCTCATACCAGCGGATCGGCGGCGGGACCAACTACCGGGAGCTCATCAACAACTGGATCAACGCGCCCGATCGGCTCACGCGCGAGGCGTTCGGCGGCCATGACTACTGGTCGAGCCGGGGCGCGGAGAAAGCTGTCGGCCACATCCGGGTCGAGGATCACACGATCCCCGAAGCGGTCGAGCGGTACGGCTTGAACAAAGCGGAGATCGTGGACGCGGACAGCGACCCGGCCGACGTTATCTACGCCAAGCGCGATCTTCGTGTGGTGCGCCGGCAGCAGGAGGCGACGCGCTCGGATATCGCGGCGTTGATGCAGGAGGCCGAGCGCCTGGCGCGCGGCGTGCCCGAGGACCAGCTCACGCTCACGCCCGAGCTGAGCGACATCGGCGCGAAGATACGCGCGCGGATGGATCACCTCAATTCGCTCGCCTCCGAGGAGACGCAGATCTTCAACTCGCTCGGCAACGAGCGCGGCGAGCCGATCGCGGTCATGCTGGAGACCCAGGCGTCGCTCGCGCAGCACCAGATCGCCGAGCAGCAGAAGCGCGCTGGTCGCGCCGCGCCGACCGACGCCGAGTACGCGGAGCTCGACCGCCGATACAAAGAGGTCGACAAGGCCGAGGACGAGGCGGTGGCGGAGCGCGAGCGGTTGGCGGAGGCGGCACACGGTGCGGCGGCGACCGCCGATCCTGACCATCCCTACTACGCCCCGGACGTGCTCCGCGAGATCTACCAGAGGGGCGAGAACTGGCGCGCCGATTTCCCCAGGTTCACCGACGAACAGGCCGCGCCAATCGAAGCCTGGCGTCAGGCTCGCGTGCGCGAGTCCGAGCTCACGGCCCAGCGCCGCGAGCTCGGCGACCAGCTCGACGAGGCCAAGCGTGCCTGGAAAACCGCCGCCCAATTCGAGGCGTTGTCGCCGCTCGGGAACGACCAGAAAGCGGCGCTGTCGCTCAACGCCGCCCGGTTCTTGGTCGACTCGGCCGAGCGCGGCTACGACCGGATCGCGTGGTCGGACGCGGCCAACCGGATGTCCAACGCCAACCTGGCCGGCGAGGGCGGGAGTCCCACGGCGGCGATCCAGTGGTACGACAACATGACCCCGGCCGCCATCAAGCGGCTCCTCCGGGGCCTCGGGTTCGACGTCCCGGTCGAGCACATCTCTATCCGCGGCTTCGGCCACTGGTCGGTCGAGCTCAGCCCCGAGATCCGCCGCGCGATCCGGCGGTACGGACTGCCCGTGCTCGGTGTGCTCGCGCTCGCCACGCCCGACCAGGAAGCGGGAGCCCAGGGCCCGGACGACAATCCGTACGCGACCGCCCCGACCCACCACCTCGCCATTGCGCTCACGTCGGGCCTGGGGCTCGCCATCGCGGCCGGCGCTGTGGCGTACCTCCGGAAGCGGGGCGCGGCGCGGGCGGCCCTTGCCGGGCCCGCGGCGACCGCGTTGGCGACGGCCAAGACGGCCGTAGAGACGGCGATCCGAGACCAACGGGGGCCCGCGCGCCCGAGCTTCCTCTTCCCTCGCCGGGAACCCACAGGGACCGAGTACAAGGCCCCGATCGACGTGAGCAACACGCCCTCGGGGAAGGGCGCAGCGCAGTTCAACATCGCCAAGCTGGGGCTCTCCCCCGACGGCGAGCAGATCTTCCGCGACGTCGTCTCGAAGCTCGACCTCACCAAGCACCGGGTGAGCCATGCCGAGACCGAGGCCGCCGCCGCCGAGCGCGCGACCGACCCGCAGGACTTGCTCACACAGAAGCCCTGGACCGGGACCGAGGCCCTGGCGGCGCGCATGTTCCAGAAGCAGGCGGTCGACCGGCTGGAGATCTTGTCCGAGCGCGTGGCCGACCCCGCGACGTCGGCCGAAGATCGCGCCGCGGCCTCGGCCGAGATGGCGCGCGTGACGGCGGACATCGGCGAGATGGGAGCCAAGCTCTCGAAAGAGCGCGAGGCGGCCGGGCGGACGCTCAATGCGTACAAGATCGTCGCCCGCTCCACGCTCGACGAGCAGACGTGGGGGATGCTCGCCCAGCGCGCCAAGCAACTCCCGCTCACCCCGGAGGAGCAGCTCAAGATCCGGGGGCTCATCACCGCCAAGGATCGCGCCGGCCTGACCGGGTTTGTGAGCTCGCTCCACGAGTCGTCGACTGTGGATAAGGTGTTGACATGGTGGAAAACCAACCTGCTCGGGCTCTCCACCGTGCTCAAGGTCGGCACGAGCCACGCGATCGAGACGGCGGACCAGATGATCGGGACCCCCGTGGCGGTCGGCGTGGACGCCCTGGCGGCGCTCGTCCGGGGCACGCCGCGCGAGAAGTCGGGCGCGTTCAACTTCCGCGCGGGCCCCCGGTTGGGCGGGCTCGTCAAGGGGTGGAAAGAGGGGCTGGAGATGCTCCGCAAGGGCTCGACGATCACGCCTGAGATGGCCGGCCGCTGGGACGTCAAGGACGTCCACTACGACACGCCGATCATCAACGGGTGGGTCCACCTGGTGCATGGCGTTCACAACCTGGCGTACCGCCCGTTTTACATGGCCGCCCTGGAGGCGAGCCTCGACGAGCTCGCCGACGTCTACGCCGCCCGAGCGGTCAAGGCCGACCCCTCGCTCGATCTCAAGACGGCGCGCGCCGCCCTTCGCGCGCAACCCTCGAACGAGATGGCCGTCAAGGCGATCGACCGGGCGGAGCGGGCGGTCTATCAGAACAAGGGCGCGCTCGCCGGCCTGGGGGCCGCGGTGCAGCGTGAAGCGAGGGCTCGTGGCAGCGCCGCCCGCGTCGCCGTCGAGACCGCGGTGCCATTCGTCAAGATCCCGGCCAACATCGCCATGCGGGCGGTCGATGCCTCCCCGCTGGGGCTCGTCACGGCCGCCCTTCGGGCGAGCCCGGCCGTCAAGTCCGCCGGGGGCACGTCGAAACAGGCGCGGTTTGCCGAGGACATCGCCCGCGCGTTCACCGGCACGGCGGGGTTTATGGCTTTGGGTTACTGGTTGGCAAGCCAGGACAACGCCACGGGCGACTACCCGACCAACCCCGGAGACCGGAACACCTGGGAGGCCGAGGGCAAGATCGCCCACTCGGTCAAGCTCAACGGACGCTGGGTGAACGTCTCCCAGCTCGGGCCGCAGGGGATGATGGTCGCCCTCGGCGCGGAGGTCCACGAGATGCTCAAGGCCAACCACGGTGACGCCTCGGCGTTGTTCAAGGGGATGGCCCCGGCGATCGGCAAGACCGTGTCCGACCAGCCGTTCTTGAAGGGGATCGCCACAGGGCTCGCGTCGATTAACGATCCCGTGCGCGCCGGGGGCACCTACGTCCAGTCACAGATCGGCTCCGCGGTACCGAGCATGGTGAACCGGGCGGCCAAGGCGGTCGACCCCGTGCGGCGCGAGCGCCAGGGCGTCGTGCAAGAGGTCGAGTCCCGGATCCCGGGGCTCTCGAAGCGCCTGCCGGCGCGGGTCAATGCGTTCGGCCAGGAAGAGCGCGAGACGGAGCTCGGCCGGGCGGCCGCGATCCCAAGCCCGGTCTCGACCTCGGCCGCCTCGACCGACCCCGTGCTGAAAGAGATCGACCGCTTAGGCGTCGGGATCCCCGGCGCGACAGCGGCGCGTATGGATCAAGGCCAGCGGATCGCCACGACGCCCGAGGAGCGCCGCGCCGAGTCCCGCGAGGTGGGCCCCGAGAAGCGCGCCGCCGCGGAGCGGGTCATCACTGATCGCACGTACCCCCGGCTCGACGACAATGCGAAGGCTGATATTCTCAAACGCGCATTAGAGTTGCCACAAGCCGCCCGCCGGGCGGTCGACCGGATCATGCTCGTGCCCATAGCGCCCGAGGTCCGCGACCGCTTGATTCAAGAGACGGTCAACGTGAAGGTGCAAGAGCTCCTCGCTGAGTACGCCGCCGGGCTTCCGGCGATCCGCCGCCAGCTCCGGCAGATGCAACAGCCGCGACAATCGCAAGGACCGTCCCGTGCTCCCCAACGCTGACCGAGTGACGCCGATGGCAACGCCCGAGGGTATCCCGATCTGGCAGGTGATCTTGACCTCGGTGGGCACGGGCGCGCTGTCGTTCCTTGCCGCCCTCACCGGGTTCCGCACCAAGCAGCTCGTGCAAGACGTTGAGTTTAAGAACGCGAAAACGAGCACCGCCGAGGCGATTCAGCGCCTTCGGGACGAGATGGAGCGCGACCGCGAGGACGTCGAGCGCCGGCACATCGAGAATCGGAAGTACACGCGGGAGAACATCGGCCGGATCGAGCGCAAGGTCGACGTCATCATCGAGGCGGCGGCCGACTTGCTCACGGCGAACGGGCACGACCGGCGCTACAGCGACACCGCGCTTCGGATGCTAGCCGAGGTGCGCCGGCCCCACCAGGGCGAGCGGTATGACGACGAGGAAGGGGACCGCACATGACACCGCGCCGTCGAGCGGGCGACCAGCTCCCGTGGCGAACGCGCCTCCGCCGGTCGCTCGTTGCGCCGCTCACGGACAAGCCGACCTACGAGCTCTCGCTCACCAAGGGCCTCTGCATCACCGTCCAGGTCTTGATCGTTCACGTCGTCGAGGCCAAGCACACCGTGAGCGGCACCGTGCTCGCCATGCAGATCGCCAACTTCGCCGTCGCCTTCGGCAAGGCGACCTTCACGTTTTTCCTGACCAAGTACGAGATGAAGGCGTCGATCGCCGAGCGGTTCTCGCAGGAGAACAAGAACACAAATATCACAACGCATAACGTCACCGAAATCACCCAGCGCCGCGATCCCGTCGCGGGGTTCGAGGCCACGCCGTGAGCAAGATCACCCTCGACATCGTCGAGTACGTCATCCGGATCCACTTGAAGGCGGAGGGCGCGGCCGAATCGCCCCCGGCGTCCAACGCGGGGCCGTTCGTCGAGCGCGTCTTGGCCGTGCCGGGCAACAAAGCCGGCGACCCGTGGTGCATGGCCGACATCTCCGACACGGGCAAGATCGCGCTGGGCCGCCTCTGGCCGCTCCCGCTGACGGCGTCGTGTCAACTCTGCGCCGACTACTGCAAAACCAAAGGAGTCTTGGTCGCCACGCCGCAGCGTGGCGACTTGTGGTTTAAGTGGCATCCCGAGCTCAAACGATTCGGGCACGTCGGCCTCGTGCTTTCGGTCGCGCCCGACATGCAGCGGATCCAGGTCTCGGCCGGCAACACGATCCGTCCCGGCCAGCCCGGCGACACCCGCGAGGGCTGGCTCCAGTGGACCCGCACGGAGTCGGTCGCCCCGCTCGACCGCTTCGGCCGTTGGATCACTCTCCTCCCGGACGACATCACGCTATGACCCCCGCCTGGCTCCTCCTCAAAGCGCATTGGCAGATCGCTCTCGCCGCGCTCGCGATCACGTACGGCACCGTGGCCTGGCGCGAGCACAATAAATCCGAACAGGCCCGCGGGATGTGGGCCGAGCGGTACCGGGTCGCCGACTCGCTCTACCGCGATGCGGCCAAGCGGCTCGCCCACACGGACACGGTCTTAGTCCAGAGCATCGTTCGCGTGCCCGTCGAGATCGAGCGCGTGCGCGTGCTCCACGACACCGTGCTCGCCCACCTCACCGACACCGTCTTGGTCAAGCAGTTCATCACGCGCACCGACTCGGCGATCAAAGCGTGTACCGAGCTCCTGGGCTCGTGCGAGGCGTTCCGCCGCGATGCCACGGCGACGATCGCCGCCTTGAAGCTCAAGGCGGAGGCCAAGCCGATGACGATCAAGACGGGCTGCGTTCAACCCTCGCTCCTGGGGTTCGCCGCGGGCGCGGCGGCCGACGAGCTCGCGCACCTGATCCGGCGGTAAATCTCGGGCCTTGCGCCCCCGCTCCGTGTGCTCCATTTTGAGGTTTGACAAAACACGGAGGCAGGTATGGAAGTAACGCAAGCAGTCGAGGACCGGACGCAGTTCATCGGTGCGTCCGAGGTGGGGGCGATCCTGGGGCACGACCCCTACAAGACGGCGCTCCAGGTGTACGAGGAGAAAGTGGGGCTCGTGCTCCCGTTCACCGGGAACGCGCACACCCGACGGGGCACGCGGTTGGAGGAGATCGCGGCCGAAGAGTACGCCGCCAAGACGGGGAAGCGACTCCACCGCGTGCATGGCCGGCTCCAGCACCCGGTGTATCCCTTCCTCACCGGCAAGATCGACCGCCGCGTCGTGGGCGAGCGGGCGCTGGCCGAGATCAAGTGCCCCTCGCTCGGGGCGTTCTCCAAGATCAAGCGCACCGGGCTCCACGAGGGGTACATCGCGCAGATGCAGACCTACCTCGGGCTCGCCGGGTTCGAGGTCGGCTACTGGGTTATTTTCTGCGCCGACCAGATGGAGGTGGTGGACTTCCCGGTCGAGTTTGACCCCGAGCTCTACACGCAGATCGTCGACCGCGTGTCGTCGTTCTGGTTGAACCACGTCGTCCCCAAGATCCCGCCCGTGGCGGTCGAGCTGGACGAGGCCCGGCTGGAGATCCAGCGCGCCGAGGGAGCGGTACCACGGATCGACCTGTCGAGCAACGGCCAATTCTGCGAGGTCGCGGCAATGCTCCGGGACGCTAAGCAGTTGAAGGCCGAGGCCGAGATCCTGGAGGCACAGGCGCGGGAGCAGGTGTTGGAGTACGCCGATGGGCCCGGCGTCTACATCGGCGGCGATGTCCGGATTTCGTACACGTTCTCCAGGGGCCGCTCCTCGTTCGACAAGAAAGCGTTGGCCGGGGCCAAGCCGTTCGACCGGATCGCGACGTCGGCCGCGGTGCTCAAGCTCTGTGGCGGGGTCGCGTCGGACGCCATCGCCGCGCTCCGCGGGTGCGAGCTCGATCTCACCGCCTTCGAGAAGCAAGGCGCGTCGTTCGCCGTGCTCCGCGTCAGCCAGGCGGGTGCCGAATGAGCGCCCCGCGTCAGGCAGTTTCCCGACTCCAGCCCGAGACCCGCGCCGCCGTCTCGACTCTCTTCGACGAGAACGCGCCGATCAAGATGATCCTCGCCAAAGCCGAGGGCTCGATTGCGGCCTCGCTTCGGGGGCCCATCGAAGCGCCGGCCTTGATCCGCTCGGCGCTCCTCCAGGTGGCGATGACCCCCGCGCTTACCAAGGTCGCCGCCACGGCCGAGGGGAAGATGTCGATCGTCCAGGCCGTGATGCAGGCCGCGAGCTTGGGGCTCATGGTCGGCGGCCCGGCGGGTGAGGCGGCGTTGATCCCCTACAAGGGAGTCGCCAAGCTCATCCCGATGGTCCGCGGCCTGGCGACCCTAGCGATCCGCTCGGGGTCGGTCCAGGCGATCACCCCTCGGGCGGTGTTCGAGGGGGACGACTTCGAGGTGTCGCTCGGGACCGAGGACAAGATCATGCACCGGCCGCTCATGACGGGGGCGCGGAACGACGACTCGAAGATCGTCGCCGTCTACGCCCTCTTCAAGATGGCCGGCGGCGCGCTCCATTTCGACTGGATGACCCGCGACGAGGTCGAGCGCGTCCGGGCCACGAGCCGGGCCAAAGACGAGGGCCCCTGGGTCGAGTGGTGGGGCGAGCAAGCCAAGAAAACCGTGGTCAAGCGGGGGTCGAAGATGGTCCCCCTCTCGCCGGAGTTTCGTGCCGCCGTCGAGCTCGACAACCGCTTCGAGACCGGCACGATCAACGAACCGTCCGACGTCTTGGACTCGGTCGAGGACGTCACGGCGAACGTCATGGAGCGGACCCAAGAACGGGCGGCCAACCTCAAGCGCAAGCTCGACCCCGACGAGGCCGCCGAGCTCCGCCGGCAAGCCGCGCTGGACGAGCTCGGGGAGGATCGGGTCGATGCCTAAGAAACTCACCCGACGGGAGGCGGCCGACGCCGCTTACTACCGCACCGAGCTCCCCGGCCAGCTCTCGATCGACGGATCAACGGTCCAGCCCGAGGGCCCGCGACGGAACGACGTCATCGTGGCCGGGGTGCCCGAGCGGTGCCCCGACTGTGGCAAGGTCATGACCGCAACGTCGGGCTGGACCGCGCTCGATCGCTCCGTGCGCGCCCCGGCGCTCCAGTGTGGCGCGTGCGGCCTCATCATCACCGTCTCGGAACACGCCTGGCTGGACATCCGCGAGGCCGTGCGTGCGCGGTTCGCTGAGCTCAACGCGCCCAAACCGAAAGCCCGCCCCAAGCGGGCACGGGGGGCGCGATGATTGGCGACCCGCAGCTCGATCTCCTCGAACAAGAAACCCCTCCACGATCGCGTAGGACCGATCCGGAGACGTCGAAGGCCGCTGGGGTAGCCCACACCCCGGATAAGGTCAGGCCGACCCAAGCCCGCGTCCTGGCGGGGCTTCGTGTGCTCGGACCCTCGATCGACAAGCAGCTCGTCGAGTACGTGCAGGCGTGGGAGCGGGACATGGGAATGCAGCACACGCAAAGCGAGTCAGGGATCCGCTCGCGCCGGGCCGAGCTCGTCCGGATGGGCAAGATCCGCTGGACGGGGCGGCACGAGACGGTCGACGGGTACCGTCAGCGGGTGTGGGAGGTGGTGCTATGAGCGGCGGCAATTTCGTCAAGCTCTACGGCTCGATCCTCGACTCGTCGATCTGGTCCGAGGACCCGTGGACGCGGCTCTTGTGGGTGACCATGCTCGCGATGGCCGACGCCGACGGCCAGGTCATGGCGTCGGTGCCGGGCCTGGCGCGGCGGGCCAACATCCCGCTCGACAAGACCTTGGAGGCGCTGGAGGTGTTGACCTCACCCGATGCGTTCGATCGCTCGGGCGTGGACGAGGGCCGGCGCTTGCGCGTCATCCCGGGCGGCTGGTTGCTCGTCAATTACGAGCGGTACCGGGAGCTCCGGACGGCTAAGCAAGTTGCTGACGCGAAGCGGCAGGCCGACTACCGGGCGCGTAACGGGAACGGTGTGACAGGGCGTGACATGTCACAACTGTCACGCGAAGTATCTCCTTCTACTTCTCCGTCTGTTGATCTTGAGGGAGAGGTGCAGGAGAGGGGGTTTCGGCCGATCGACTTCCAGGCGTTCGAGTCGATCGACTTCGGGCCGTACGGGGGCGCGGTCGAGGGGTTTCTCCGTTCGTGCCGGAACCCTCACACGGTGGTCGCCATCCTACAGGCCCACTTAAACGGCCTCGACTACGACCCGTCCACGCCAGCCGAGCTCGGACTCGCAGTCCAGGAGTATGCCGCCGCCGAGCAAGACGGGCGGTTCAACCCGTCCTACTTCGCCGGGTTTGTTCGCCGCGCACGGGGCCGGAAGGCCCAGGCCCGGGAGACGGCCAACATCAAACTCCACGAGGAGCGACGGGCCGAGGAGTTTGCCGAGGCCGCGAAGGCGGCCGAAGCCGAACGGGTCGCCGTGGCCCGGTTCGCTGAGACACACCCGAGGCGCTACGCCGCGCTCCATGACCAAGCCATTCAGGACATCGCGAACGAGTTTCCGCACGAGCAACGCGGCCGGCTGGTGATGGTCCGGGGCCGGCTCCAGGAGCTCATCACCGAGGAGGTGCGCCGTGCCAAGAGCTAAGACCCGGGTGGGGAACGCGGCCGACCTCCAGCGGCGGCGGCTCGCCGTGGCGGTGAGCGACTACATCTCGATCGTGTTCGACGACAACCTGAGCACGGCCGCCCGGGAGCTTCACGTCTCGTACGACGCCCTTCGGAAGATGGCCCTGGGGATCGCGCGCCGGTCCAACCTCGACGTGTTGCGCGCCTTGGCGAAGCACTCAGGGAGCTCGATCGAGTCGTGGCTCGACTCGGGGGAGGTGCGTGATGCCACGCCATAACGGGGTCGAGCTGGGCCCCGGCTCGCCGCTCTTGACCCCCAAGGGGCGGAAGCGGGTCTTGGTCGCGAACGAGAACAAGGTCGTCGTCCCGCAGGGCGACCAGTTGATGGAGCTCCACGGCTTCCGCTCGATCCATTTCTCCCAGGCGCGCGCGACGCAGCAGACGCCCGGGATCCCCGATCGCAAATACTACCACCGCGCCCGGCGGCTCACCTGTTGGTGGGAAGCCAAGGCCGAGTGCGGCGAGCAATCCGAAGAGCAGCGCAAATTCCAACTCGACGCCGAAGCGTGCGGCGAGACCTACTTACTCGGGGGCGTCAACGTCCTCGCTCACTGGCTCACCGCCATGAGGACACTGTGACTGAGATCCTAGAACACTTAACGGCCGACGTGATGGACGTGCTCCGTGTACACCCGGAGGCCATCGCCGAGGAGCTCGACCGCAACCCCGACTACCGCGTGCTCCGGCGCTTTCAGCCGAACGAGGACCGGCGCTACATGGACCCGGTCGTAATGCGCGAGCTGCACAAGGGCGTCTACCTGGACTTCGAGACCACGGGCCTCGATCCGCTCCACGACCGGCCGATCGAGCTCGCGATGGCGCGCTTTGCGTACGACGCACACGGGCTCGTCGCCTGGGTAGGCGGCACCTACCAGGCGTTCGAGCACCCCGGGGTCGCCATCCCACCGGAGATCACGGAGCTGACCGGCATCACCGACTCGGACGTCATGGGCCAGGCGTTCAACGAGGACGACGTCCACCGGATGCTCGACGGCGTCTCGCTCGTCGTGGCGCACAACGCCGACTTCGACCGGAAGGTGGCCGAGGCCCGCTTTCCGGCGCTCGCGTTCAAGCGGCTCCCGTGGGCCTGCTCGTACCGCGGGATCGACTGGGCGCGGCACAAGGTCAGGAACGCGCAGCTCGGCACGCTCCTGATCGAGACCCGTGGCGAGTTTTACGAGCCCCACCGGGCGATGGACGATGTCCTGGTTGGGGTCCACGTTCTCGCGGGCTCTCCTGACGGCGCGTCGACCTACCTCGCCGAGCTCCTCGCCAACGCGCTCACCCCGACCACCCGGCTCCTCGCCTGGGGCTCGCCCTTCGCGCAGAAAGACGAGTTGAAACGCCGGGGCTATCGCTGGGAGGCGACCAAGAAAGTGTGGTACCGCGACATGGTCCTGGGGAGCCCCGCGGCCACAGAGGAGCACGCCTGGCTGTCCAAGGTGTGCCCGGGAGCAAGCTCGATCACCTTCACGGCCGTCGATCGGTACTCGGTGCGCGTATGAGGGCCGCGCCCGCTCTCTACCGGCACCGGATCAGCCATCGCTACCGCGACTGGTTGCTCTCGCTCACCGATGACCCACTCGACCGCCGGGTCTTGATGCGCTATCGGTGGTGGATGGTGGTCAAGACCCAGGACGAGATCGACCACATGCTCCAGCTCTTGGCCGTGGCCTCGGTGACCTCCAACTATGGCCGGCGAGGTGCGGCCTTCCGCCGCCGCCGCGCGCAGGAGCTCCACCGCGATCTCTTCGCCGCCCAGGCCAATCTCCAGTAAAACAAAACACCCCAGCGAGCGACCGCTGGGGTGTTCCGGTTTTCTCCCTTCCCCAAAAACGCAACACGGAGCCAGGCAGGGACAAGCGAGTTCCGCTGGCGGGAGTCCAACTTACGGCGGCGTGCGCTCGCGCGCAACTCCGGCGAGGCAGTAGGCGACCCACTTGGGCACGGGGTACTCGCCCCGCTCCCACCTCCGCCACGTCCGCACGTTGACGTCGACCGCCTCGGCGGCCAACTCCTGAGTCGCCTTGGCCCGCTCGCGCCAGGCGCGAAGTTCCTGGGCGGTCATTAGTTCAAGCTCCCGCGCGACGGCCGGCGCTTAGGCGGAGCCTGGTGGAGAACGATCGTCGGCTGGCCGGCGCTCCGCCGAAGCGCGGTCGACTCGCCCTCGGCCAACGAGTTGACCATGAGCTGGGACTCCTCGTCGCCCTGCTCGGCCCGGGACACGAGGGTCGTGTAGAGGCCGCCCGCGATGTCGCCCGTGGCGATCGACAGCATCCGGAGCTCGTGCTGCATCTCGCGGATGCGGTCGGCCGGGAGGAGAGAGAGCCAACCCGCGAGCTCGGGCAAGGTCGCCGGGTCCGACCGCTCGCCACCCTCCTCGGGGATGACCGGGAGCGCCAGCGGAATCAGACGCTCTAGGTCCTCGTACGTTTGCGTCTTGGCTGGATCTGGATCGTCGCCCAGGGCGTCGCCCCCGGCCCGGCAGGCCGTGTTGGTGATCTCGATCATGAGCGCCAGGTACTTGAGCGCGTACTTGCGACAGTTGACACACATGGCGGTCAGTCTCCTCGGACGGGGGTGAGTGGGGTGAACGGGACGGCGAGCACGCGGTAGAGGTCGATCACGCCGCTCGGCAGCGCCGAGGCGACGGGCGAGATCCGGTCGGCCGAGCCCTGCTCGCGGAGCTCGGCGTAGCTCGCCGACAGCATGACGTCGAAGCCGAGCATCCCGTCCTGGATGCGAGCGACCACGGTGTGCGCGGCCTGCATCTCTCGGGCGTGGTGCTCGGCCAAGAGGAGCGCGCCGGCCAACGTGGTCGAGGCGAACGCGGTCCAGTCGTGGCGAATGGGCGGGGTCATTCGTCGTCCTCCCCGCTTGTTGTGGGCACCGGGCCCGCGGCCAGCCGCTTCACGCCGTCGTCGAGGAGCTGGGCGAGGCCAGCCTTGGTGCCGACTAGGTGTCGAATGTGGGCCTCGGCCGCGTTGACGGTCTCAACGATTTGCACCAGGCCGGCCCACAGCTCGACCGAGTGCGGGAGGTAATTGGTGCCGTTGTCGAAAAACGGAAGGGCGCGCATAATCTTGTCGCCGTACGCCGTCCGCGTCTCCGTCGCCTTCGCGTTGCCTGGGCCGGCGCGGAACTTCTTGGAGCTCGCGACTCGATCCTCCGGACGGAGCGCCGCCACGCTCTCCGCGTCGGCCTCCTCCCACGACAGGCGGACCCATTCGGACTTGTCGGCCGTAAGCGCCAGATAGAACCGCGCGAGCGTGACCTCGAAGCCAGCGCGCGTCGCCGACCGATCGCGACCGTAGTAATAGCCCGGCTCGCTCACGGACACCTCAACGACCGGGAGCCAGGTCAAGAGCTCGGAGGCGGTCGACTTCGCCAACTGCTCGCGCAGCCAACGCGCCACCTCGCTCCCGTCCTTCGACTCCATCATCGCCGGTCTGTCGTGCGCGGCAGCGTTATCGGGCACGCGCGCAAAGAACGTCATGGAGCTCTTGTCGAGACGCACCACGCCCTCGCGCCGCGTCTTATCGTTCCGGACGCGCTCGACGATCGCGCCCTTGCGGTTGTAGAGCGGGGTCATCGCACCGACCCCCGCAGGCGAGCCAGCGCCGCGCGCCGGTCTCGGTGCCAGCGCATCCACGCCAAGGCGCGGAGGAGCCGGCGGATGAATCCATCTCGGTAGAGCATGTCTGTCTCCGTGTTGCAAGTGGTGGTGCGGTGAACTACTCGTCTCCAAACTCCTCGTCGGAATCGCGACCAGTTTCGTCCAGTCGCCGGGCATAGCGATCGAGCGCGTTGGCGCGCCGGAGCGAGCGTTGCTCTTCCTCCTCTGCGCGGCGCGCCGACTCGCGCTTGAGGTACGCCTCGCGCTCGCGCTCTTTGCGGGTCATTCCATCCTCCCGTGTTGCGGGTGAACCAACCAGGGCCGACTTGGGACGGCCCCCGTGCATTACACGCCCTCGCCGTGGCGCGGGCGTGCCCTCTGCAACGAGTTACTTGGCGTACGTGAGGTCTGAGTCTTTCCAGTAGTCCAGCGCGTCTGCCGGGGCCGTGGCGTAGTCCACGAGGTTGACCAGGGCGCGCTGTTTCTTCTCGCGGAGCTCGCCGTCGAGGAGCGAACCCAGGCGATAGACGCCCGAGCGGGCCGGGAAGAGATCCTCGTTGTGGTCGATCGCTTCGACGACGCCGTTGTAGGCTTCCCACGCGGAGTCGTCGCCCGTGTGCCCCGCGCCCGAGCGCCAGAGGTCGGTGATCGTGTCGCGGCGGCGTTCGTACCGCTCGATCGTGCGCTCGGCCAGCTTGGCCTCGGGGTTGAACGAGTCGCGCTGGGTGGGGTGGATGCCGATCGTTGGGACGATCACCAGGGCGCGGAAGGCGTCGTTGGTGACAAACGTGTGCTTCAAGAGCCGGTACTGCTTGGCGATGACCTCGTACTTCTCGATGATGCCGCCGAAGAGCTGCTCGGCCGCTTCGACCATCTTGGCCTCGGCGTCGCCGCGGTGCGCGACTTCGATCGAGCGAGCGACGTCAATCTCGGAGGCGCTTTCCGCCGCGCCCAGGGTGTTCGCGCAGACCACGCGGATCGGGGTCAACTGGATCCGGTTCTTGCGCCGGCCCGAGTGGTTGACCGCGACCAGGGCGTAGGGGACGATCTCGCCGGGGAACACCTCTTGAACGACGGGCCCGAACTGGGCGACGTCGAACGAGCCGAGGACCCACGCATCCGCGCCGTCCCGCAAGACGCCGCCCGTCTCGACCTGGATCACCCCGGCCTCGACCATCGGGCCGATCGTCGCGCGGAAGGCGTCGATGTTCTGGACGGGCGAGTAGTCGGGACCGACCGCGCCGAGCTCCTCGTTGGTGTCGGTGCGGAGCGTGACGAACGCCTTGGCCGACTGCTTCTCGTAGGTCGACCCATCGGGCGCGGTCATGGTGATCGTGGTCGGGCTCTTCACGACCGGGTAGTTGAGCCACGGCGCGCGCTCGAACATCTCCTCGATCGTCTTGGGGCGCTGGGCCCACAGCTCACCCAGGTTGTGCCAGGCCGATTTGATCCGGCCGATCTCGAAGAAACTGTCCTGGCCGTCCGCGCGGTGCTCGATCTCGTGTGACATGGTGCGACTCTCCGTGTTGGGTATGGTCTGTCGGCGGGCAGTTTGCCCGCTACGTTAATCTTACCGGGCGGAATGTCCGGTGTCAATGGTAAAGTGGAACCAGGTTTGCGGTTGGGCCGGCCGACCGCTATCTTAGCCGCCGTTCACTGTTGCACGACCGGGAGCCAGCCATGTTGACCCGCCGCGCCATGCACATCCGCGTCACCGACCAGGGAGAGATCCACCTGACGGTCGCCTTCCCGCGCTCGGTGCGCTTGCTGCCGGTGCCCGAGGCGTTCCGTGAGATCGAGCGCACGTTGAGCGATGCCCAGGACGGGCTTGAGGCGGCCGTGCTCGGGGAGCCGCGGCCGATCGTGGCCGTCGAGACCTCGATCCGGCGGGCGGGGTAAGCGTGCCACTCTACGCGGGCTCCTACGCCGTTGTCCCCCGGTCCACCTTCGACGGCGGCTACACCCCGGAGCAACGCGCGGAGATCTGTTGGGCCATCTTCGACGACATCGCGAAGGGCAACCTAGTCAAAGATGCGTGCGCTCGTGTCGGCATCTCTCGGGATTCGTTGCACAAATGGACCGAGGCCGATCGCTCGCTATCTGACGCCTACGCCCGCGCTAGACGGCTCCAGGCCCATGCGATGGCGGAACATGCGATCGAGATCTCGGACGGCCGCGACGAGCAATCGAAGAGCGAAGTGCAGGCGATGGTCGAGTATATCCAGGGTGTGGACGAGGAGAGCAAAGAGCGGGTCCTGGCCGCGCTCACGCAGATGCAGGTCCAGCGCGATCGGCTCCGTGTGGACACGCGCAAGTGGCTCACCTCGAAGATCGCGCCGCGCGACTTTGGCGAGAAGCCAGCCGACGAGGCCGCACGGCCCTCGGTGATCTTCATGCCCGAGGCCGGGCTCGTGGAGGGCCGCGTAATCCGCGACGACGCCATGAAGCGGATCGCCGAGTCGAGCTCGCCCGACGTGCCGATGGAGGAGCTCCCGGGGTACGAGTACGTCGATGTCGACGAGACCCCGCGCGAGCTCATGGCCGACGACCCCGACGCTCAACCGTCAGTCGACCCCGCCATTGCGCCCCGCACCAAAGAGCAGGAGATTCTCGCCCGCCGCCACGCGCGCCGGCCGGTCGAGGGAATCCCCAAGCCCGTGACCCCACGCCCCACCAACGGGAGGAAGTGATGCCAGGACTCCAGGCAACCCTCGACGAGTGGAAGCACGGCACGCTTCGGTCGAGCTCGGGCCAAAAGGTGACGAGCCAGAAGCAGGCGTTGGCGATCGGGTTCTCCGAGGACCGCCGCGCCGGCAAAGACGTCCCACCCGCCCCGCGTCACCGTCGGCCGCACTCGATCGGCCGCGCGCTGGGCGACACTCTCAAACGGAGCCGCACATGAAGGCCCATCCAGGATTCGCCGCTGTCGAAGCCAAGGTTGCCCGGGAGCCCGGGATCCGAAACGCGGGCGCAGTCGTGGCCGCCGCCGCGCGGAAGGCAAGCCCCGCCGCCAAGCGGGCCAACCCCCGGCTCAAGCGCGTGGGCGGCATCGGCAAGGCGATCGGCGAGAAGCTGGAGCGCCGGCCGGATCGGGAGCCCGACACGGATTACTAGGGGTGTCGACTAGGGAGTTGGCCCACCGAACGGACACGCGGTTGCGACGCGCTAGCTGGCGGCGATTCATCCCACGCCCGTACGAACCGGCTCCCTAGCCGATGCTCCGTGTCATCGTCCTCTGGCTATTGTGGGGCGTGGTCGCTATTCTAGCGGGCGTCATAGGCGGCCTCTTCGCCGAGTGGGCGATCTGGCACGCGCGGTACCGCGTCTTTCACCGGGAGCTGGATATGCGGCACGACCCACAATGGACGGCCGAGTTCCAGCGCGCGGCCCGTCGCCTCGATCGGGGGGACTTCTCATGACCGTGTCACTCGTGTTGCTCGTCGTCGCGTGGTTGCTCGTGATCCTCTACTTCGTGCTCCGGCCACGCAACGTCGATCTCCTGGCCGCGTGCGTCGTCGCCATCTTGGCCGCGGTGACGCTCGGGCAGTTCAAGCTGTGAGCGGCCGTCTCTCAGTCCATCCCGAGGACCCCGAAATGACGCCCGATCCAACGGTGGAATACTCATGCAGAGTCTGCCGAGCGTTTTCGCGCGTCGTGCTATCGCAATCCGAGACCATTGAGGCACTCCGAGCCGAACTCGCCACCACGAGAGCGCAACGAGACGAAGCACAGAAAGATTCCGCGCGACTCGATTGGATGGATCGCGATTGCCTGAAAATGTCCGTCAGCGTCGGCGTGTTCACGGACGGCGTCTTGGGTCTCGGGCGCGGCCACGTCGTCGACGCGAAGTGGACGCATAAGAGCAAAGGCTATTCGTCGCTACGCGCTGCAATCGACGCCGCTCGGGTCTCGGAGCCAATCCGCCCCGATGAGTCACAGAATGAAGTGCGGACGTTCAAACATCTTCTCACGAACAAGTCAGGGGAAACGTTGCTGACGAATCACGCCCCCGAGTGCGGTGCGAATGATGGCGGACGATGCGACTGCGGATTGACATCCGTTGCGCGCCCCGATGGGACCACGGAGGGAGGCGCATGAGCGCCCACCTTTCGTACCTCCGCTACGTCCTCCGGCACAAGTGGTACGTGTTGCGCGCGGGCCTCCTGCTCAACGGCTGGCGGCCCGCGTGGGTACTTCGGCTCCTCGTCCACGATCTCTCGAAGTTTCGTCCGGGCGAGTGGCGGCCGTACGTGGCGATGTTCTACGGCGTGCCCGGCCAGCGGTCGGATGCCCGTCACCCCTTCGAGATCGCCTGGCTCAAGCACATCCACCGCAACCCGCACCACTGGCAGCATTGGTTGCTCCAGCAGGACGACGGCAAGCAGCTCGTGCTCTTGATCCCGCCCGTGGTGGTCGACGAAATGGTCTGCGACTGGGTCGGCGCGGGGCAGAAGATCAACGGGCCGCTGACCATGCGCGAGGCCGTGGTCGAGACGCTCAAGTGGTACACGGCCAACGCGGCGGTGATGAAACTCCGGACCCCGGTGCGCTTGCGTGTCGAGTTGCAACTCGTCGAGCTCGCCGCTCGGGTCGGCATCGTCGGCGCGCAGATCACGACGTCGCTCGAAACGGTCACCATCCCGCGCGGACGAGTGGGCCATGCCTGAGATGACCCCGGAGCACCTCGCGAAAACGCTGGTCATCGCGAAGCGACGCGAGCGAGAGAAGTGCATCGCCGTGATCGAGGACATGCTCGACGGCTCACCGCCGCGCGATCCGTGGAACGCCATCGCGCGCGAGGCGCTCGGCGAGGCAATCAAGCGCATCCGCTTAACCGGAGGCGTTCGCGAGCTGACCACGCCGCCGCCCGCTCTACACGACGAGCTCCCGCCCGAGCGCGAGATCCCGGACGACGTCGAGTCGTCGTTCCTCGCGCGGCGGTTCGGGCGGTTCGAGGGCCAGTGAGCGCCGCGTACGCGCTCGACTACACGCCGGCATGGATCCCCTTCCCCGGGATGCAGACGCGCGCGCTCGCGGCCCGCGAGTTTGAGGTCGCTCTCGGGGGCGCGAAAGGCCCGGGCAAGACGGACTTGATCTTGATGGGTGCGGTCACGCAGACGGACAAGGCCCGCTACAAGGCGCTCATCACCCGCGAGACGGGCCCCCAGCTCGCCGAGATCCGCCGTCGGTCGCACAACATTTTCCCGTATCTAGCCAGCCGCCCCGCGTGGAATGGCGACGGGCACGGGCGATGGATCTTCCCCGGCGGGAGCGAGGTCGTGTTTGAGTCGATCGGCACCCCGGACGACGTGCGAAAGATCCACGGCCACGAGTACGCCTACTGGGGCCCCGACGAGGCCGGGAACATCCCCGAGGAGCGGACGATCGACTTAGGCCAGGCCGAGATCCGGTGCCCCAACCCCAAGGTCGTTCGCATGTGGCGCGGCTCGGCCAACCCCGGGAAGGCGGGCCATGCGTGGTTCAAGCGCCGGTTCGTCGTCCCGTGCGGCGTCGATGGCCGGCGCATCATCCGGCGGCACGTCACGCTCCCGAATGGGGCGGTCGCGATCCTCACGCGGCGCTACATCCCCGGCACCGTGTTCGACAACCCGATCTACGCCAACGATCCGATGTACCTGGCGCAGCTCGCCACGTTGCCCGAGGTGCTCAGGAAGCAGCTCCTCTACGGCGACTGGGACGCGGGCGAGGGGACGGCGTTAGACGAGTTGAATGAGCACGTTCACATCGTGCCCGCCTTCGAGCCCCCGGACTACTGGCCCCGCATGGGTGGCTTCGACTACGGCTACGCCCACTGGTGGGTCTGGACCGTCGCGGCCTCGGACGAGGAGGGCCGCTTGACCGTGATGGACACCGCGCGCGGCCGCCGGCAGAAGCCGCACGAGCTCGCGGAGCGCGTCGAGCGGCGGCTGGGCCACGTCATCCGACACCCGAGCTACACGACCACGGTGTCGGACACCTACCCCTTCCGGTCCAAGAAAGAGATCAACGACAACACCCCGACGATCCAGCACTTGCTCGCCGAGGACTATGATCTCGTCTTGAGCCACGGGCCAAACGATCGGAAGGCGGGACTGCTCAACCTCCGCTACGCGCTCGCGTGGCGGGGCATTGGCGAAGGCGGCCGGGACGAGGAGCCCTGGCTTCGCTTCATGGACACCCCGGGGAACCGCTGGCTCTTCGAGCAGCTCCAGACGATCGTGACCGACCCGGCGGATCCCGAGGACTCGCTCAAGGTGGACGCCGACCCCGAGACTGGAGCGGGCGGCGACGACGGATATGACGCCCTTCGCGTGCTCGTCGCCTCCAGGCCCCAGCGCGCCATCGGCACGTATCTCCGCAATGCGCCGGTATCAGCGTTCTCGAAAGCGAGTTTGCACAACGAGTACGAGCACAAGTATCGTGACGTGCCCCCGATGGAGCCCCAGGGGTCCGAGGACGAGGGGCATACCTACACCGCGTTTACAGGAGTCTAAACATGGAGATCCCCGCCACGGTCACCAACCCCGACGCGCAGCTCGTCTACCGCGACACGAATCAGCGCCGCTCCGACGTGAAGAGCGCGGCCGAGCTGGTCAAGACGCAGATCGGCTACATGAAGGCCAACGCGCTCGACGGTGAGGCAATCGCCAACGCCACGCTCGCCTATCGGCACCTCGAAGATGCGTCGATGCGACTGGGAAAGGTGCTCCAGGCGCTCGACGGCGGCGTCTCGGTGTACGATCGCGCGACAACGGTGGGCGCGTGAAACCTCCCGACCGCAAGACCTACGTGGACGCTCGGGGCCAGCCGATCCCCGAGCGGCTGAGCGAGTATTTCGACTTCACTCGGTTCCCGGACAAGGCCAACCGGATCGTCACGCGACACGAGCTGTCGCAGATCTTGGTACACATCGAGCGCCAGCGGCCCAGCCGGCGCTTCTGGCGCTGGCTGACGTCGCCTTTGCGGAAGCCAGTCGATCTCCCGGGCGGGCCGACGCCATGATGCTCGTGCTCGTGGGCGCGTCGCTCGGCTTCGTGCTGGGTGCCACGGCCGGCGGCTGGGTCATGATGCAGATGGCCCTCCGCGTCGAGACCGCGGCGGCCAAGCGGTGGGAGCATGTCGTGGCGGCGCAGCACGCGATCGGCGGGGATCTCGTGACCCGGGCCATCTACGGCGGCGAGCCCGGCCCCGCGCGCGTCGAGCGCACGGAGAGCCCCGAGGAGCGCCTGGAGTCGGCGATCTCGGAGGACACGATCCGAAACGGCATGGCCGAGCTCCGGCGGGGGTACGAGGCCAACGGCGTGATGAACATGACCGACGAGGAGCTCCGCGAGGAGGCCGTCATGATCGCCTCCGGGATCAACCCCTTTGGTGCGCCATGAGCGAGCACAACACGAACGGTTGGGACAACACGATCGCCCGGGTCCAGACCAAGCGCCCGCTGACCGCGCGCGAGCGGGCCGTGGCCGCGTTGCTCGCTGACGGCAAGCGGCCGGCCGAAGTCGCCGACGCCCTGGGGATCTCGCTCTGGACCGTCAGGCACTACATCGTCGATCTGGCGAACATCATCCCGAGCGACCTCGCCGCTGCGTCCAGGATCGCCGTGTGGGCCCGCGGCGCGACCCAGGCGGTCCTTACCCCTCCTCGGGTCCCGAGCGCCGCCGTGGACTAAGCCCGAGGCCGGGCGACCCGCTACCGTAGCCGTAACGCTTGAGGCCGGGGGCGTGTAGGTTGGGCCGCATGTAATGGCCTTCCCCTCTCGCCCGAGCGCCGCCCGTGTCAAAATGGACGCCCCCGTCGACCGCCGACATTCCCGTCGCAGCAGTCAAGGCCGTCACAACCGCCGCGGCGATCTCCGCCAGCACGGCCGACGTCGAGCAAGTGATTCTCCAGAACGACCCGGCGAGCACCAAGAACATCCTGGTCGGCAACAGCAGCGCCCAGCCGATCGTGCTCATCCCCGGCGCGGTCATCGTGCTCCCGTGCCAGCGGCTCGCCGACATCTACGCCAAGTCGTCGGACGGTAGCAGCCAGAACTTGAACATCCTCGGGGTCTAGGGCCATGACCCGCCGAGCGTCGACCATCGGCTTCGCGTCACCGGCCTCGGCGAGCTCGGGCTCGATCGCCGCCGCCCTGGCGCTCAAGGCCGACCTCCTCAACGGCGTCGTGCCGGTCACCCAGTTGCCGCCCTACCCGCCCCAGGCACAGATCGGGCAGGGCACCTTCCTCGCCGCGGGCGGGGACGTCGCGTACTCGTCGGGGCTCTCGTTCCGCGTGAGCGCGGGCTCGGCGTACATCAACTTCGTCTTAGTCCCCTTCGCCGCCGCGCTCGTGACGATCGGCACCGCGGACATCACGAACCCGCGGATCGACGCCATCGTGGTCAGCAACGCGGGCGCGTTGAGCGTCGTGGCCGGCACCGCGGCCGCGACTCCGGCGACCCCCGACACTGACAGCCTGACGCAGCTCGTCTTGAGCTACGTGCTCGTGCCGGCGAACGCCTCTTCGCTCGCCATCACGCTGACGAATCTCTATTTAGAGAACACGGAATGGACGAGCTCCGTGTCGGGCGCGTCGGTGGTCGCCAACTCGACAACCAACCCGTTCGCCGGGACCAAGGACATCGAGTTTACGGCCGCCGCCTCGGGCGCGTACGTCCGACTCACGAACGGCTCGGCGATCTCGCTCTCGACGGCCAAGCAGCTCGTGTTCCAGATCCGCTCGAAGGCGGCCTGGGCCAACCCCAAGTCCGTGTTGGTGACGTGGTACTCGGGCACGACCAAGGTGGGCCAGTCGGCGACGCTCTCTCAGGGCAAGTACGGCTTCGCCTCGGAGACCACGACCGGGTACCAGCAGATCGTGATCCCAATCATCGCGTTCGGCGTGCCGGCGGGCACCACGGTCGACCGGCTGGAGTTTAAGGTCAACGGCGGGGGCGCGGCGATCGGGTTCTACCTGGACAACGTCGTCCTGGAATCGACGTCAACGGTCGAGACGCCGGCCGCGCAGGCGATCAAAGAATCGGATCTCCCGATCTCGCCCTGGGTCGCGCTGACCGACGGGGCGACGATCACCTGGGACGTGTCGGGGAAGCGCGAGGCCAAGGCGACGGTCACCCTGGGCGGGAGCCGCACGCTTGCCATCGTGGGCGCGGTCAACGGCTCAGCCGGCGAGATCCGCGTGACGCAGGGGTCGGGCGGCCAGGGGTTGACGCTTCCCGCTGGGTCCAAGATCGTCGGCGGCGGCGGCACGACCGCCCCGCTCTCGACGGGCGCTGGGGTGATCGACATCCTCGGCTTCGAGTACGACGGCACCACGTTTCTCTGGACGGTCGGGAAGGCCGCCTCGTGAGCCTGGCGTTCCGGCGACTCCTCGGCGTGGGTGGGATCCCGGCGCTCGCCAAGATGGCGGGCTACTGGGACGCCGATCACGTCTCGGTGGGCGGCGGCAACACGACCGTTCTCCTGGATCAGTCGGGACGCGGCAATAACCTCCCGGCCATCGTCGCCGCGCCTGCACCAGTCGTTGTCGGCGGAAAGAACGTCATCCAAGGAACCGGAACAGAACACTATGACCTCGACCCACTGTCACTGATCCCTTCGCATGACGCAATCTGCATGATTAGCGTGGCGAAGCCCGCGGGAACGGGAGGCGACCGCTTTATCAGCGAGTTTAGCGGGGGCGGAAAGACCTTCGCTTTGTCGGCCGAGGCAAGTTCCAGCGGGAAGTGGGGCATCTTCGCCGGCGCTGGCGCGTGGTTCATTGCGAACCAGGCGGCCGACGCGGCGGCCCGCCACATCTACATCGCGCAGATCGAAGGAACGCTAATTCGTGGCTGGCGGGATGGAGCGCCAAAGACGCTCCTATCGCTAGTCGCGCCGACTATGGTGAACGGCAGCAGGGCGTCGGTATTCGCAAACAGCCATATATTCTCGGGTGACTGGCGGCTCACGATCATCGCCCAGGCGCTCACCAAGGCCGAGCTGGAGGCGCTCATCGCCGTGATCGCCGTGAACGAGGGTATCACCTCGCTCCTGCCGGCCGCGAGCTTCAACGCCGACGACGACTTCTCGGTCGGCGCAGCGATCGACACCGCCGGCACGCGGCGCGCGGGCGCAACGGCCTGGACCGCGTTCAATCTCGGAGCGGTGACGAACGCACAGGCCGGCGGCACGCTCTCCCTCACGCTCCCGCAGGAGTCCAACTTCACCGCCCGGGGCTATTCGCAGCCTGTCACCAACGGCGTCGTCCAGGTCTATCGGTGCAAGATCGTCCCCGCAAACATCGGCGCGACGGATAAGCACCACGCCGGCATGTACTTGATCCAGACGACCGGCAACCGAGCGTTCAGCGTCGAGGTCGGCTACGACTCGGCGAACGGCAACCGCCAGATCCGGGTCAAGGCGTGGGGCGACACGAACCTGACGACGTGGTTCTCGTTCGGCGACGTCCCGGTTGGCGGGTTCTCCGCGGCCGACTGGAATCAAGAGTGGACGATTTGGGCCATGTGGGACGACAACAACGTCACGTTCTGGTACCAGGTCGGCTCGGGCGCGTTGCAGTTCTTGTACAACGGCGACTGGTCATCGTGGATGGCCGGGAGCGGGGGTACGACCTACCCCCAGGTCATCATGCTCGGCGTCTCGTCGCAGAATGCCGCGGGCGGCAACACCGTGGCCGACTTCACCGACTTCGCGCGGGAGTATTGAATGCCTCGCCCCGCGATCCCCACGTCCGCGCTCGACGCCGCGTACAAGGTGCTCAAGTACCACTACCCATCACGGGCGCGCGTCGCGCAGGCGCTCGCCGCTGCATTGGCCGCTATGTCTGACACCTCATCGAAAACCCGCGACACCGGGGGTCCTGTGGGCACCACGCATCACGATCACGGCCATCACACCGGCCAGGGCGGCGGGGGCGGAGCTCCGCCTCCCCCACCGCCGCCTCCAGTCCAGACGCCCACCTCGGTCGGTGTCACGCCGCAAACGCTCTCAGGGGTTGAGGGCAGCGTGTCGCAGCGCATCACCGCCACCATCCTCGACCAAGCGGGCGCGGTCATCGTGGGGCTTGCGCCCACGGGATGGACCTCGACCGATCCCACGATCGCGAGCGTCGACCCCACGGGGCTCGTCTCGTTCCTTGTGGCCGGCGTCGTCACCGTGAGGGCGCACTACAACACGATCGACTCCGCGCCGGTCGGCGTGACGGTCACCCTCAAGGTGCCCGACACAACACCGCCCCCGCCGCCCCCGCCGCCAGGCCCTAACTTCCTCCGGCACGACTTCGAGGATGGCACCCTGGGGCCCTTCGGCATCGCCGGAGTGCAGGGCATCGTGAGCGTCGTGGCCGACCCAACGCCGCGCGCCTCGGGGAAGGTGTGCAAGATCCACTACGAGAACTTCCCCGAGGGCGGCAACTTCGACTGCAACCAGGCCATCGCCCCGACCGACGCCAACAACCCCGGCCGGAAGCTCGGCGAGGAGCTGTGGGCCCGGTGGAAGTTCTACTGCGACACCGACGGCACCGAGCCGGCGATTCGGAAGTTCTGCTACTGGGGCTGGTCGAATGCGGGCTGGGGGTTCCCGCACGCCTTCAACCTCGTCATCGCCTCGGCCAACTCAGTCCAAGCGCCTATCCCGCCGGGGACGCCAATCCAGTTCTTGGTGAGCGCCCACTGCAACCGCTCCGATGGCACGCAGCTCGGCTCATTCGGCGCTCAGGGGAACGCGGGCCCGGCGACGTGGTACGGGCCGATGATCTCGCTCAAGGCGTGGCACGAGCTCAAGGTCCAGTTGATCCCCGACACCGCGTTCGGCGCGGCCGACGGCGTCCTCCGGATCTGGTTCGACGGCGTCTTGATCTTCGAGTCGACGACGATGCAATTCACCTCACCCGACTGGCTCGACGACCCGGCGACCTATCAGTGGGTCGACTATCGCGTCGGCCAGCAGTTGAACGGCTCGGCCAAGTTGATCGAGGATCGCTATCTCGACGACGTCAGCTTCGCCGCGACCGAGGCGGGCCTGTGACCCAACTCCCCGCCGACACCCAGGCTCGCGTTACCCGCGGCATCAAGCGCGTCCACCGGCTCGCCGCGTTGCAGTCCACGTTGTTCGCGTTGTCCCAAACCATTTCGGAGCTCCTCATGAAAACGAACACCGAACTACTCCAGGAAGTCGCCGATCTCAAGCAGGCCGCGATTGACGACCAGGCTGGCGACCAGGCTGCGGTCGACCGTCTCGACAAGATCATCGCCGACCAAAAGGCCGGCGCAATTGACGGCGATGCGCTGTCGGCCGCGCTCGGTGAGGTCAAGGCCATCATCGTTCCGGTCACGAGCGCGACCCCGTAATCGTCAGGGTCTCGTGAGCGCCTCCACCACGACCACGTCCCTCCAGCCGGGAGTCCCACTCCGCCCGGCTGGAGCGGACTACGGGAGCGATCCCGACGGGATGGACTCGAAGCGAGTCCAGCTCGTGCGTCGCGCGTGGAGCGAGCTCGATGACCTCGTGCAGCCGCAGAACCGGCAGATCGAGGAGAACATCCGCATGTTGTCGGGCCAGCAGCACGCATTTTTTCACCCCGTCCTGGGGCGCTGGCTCGACGTCGCCGACTGGATGTCGGCCTCGGAGCGCCGCTGGCGCACGCGCGCGAAGATGAACCGGCTCCTCCCGTGGTTCATGATTACCCATGCGCGCGCGACCGAGAACACGCCGATCGTGACCTTCCTCCCTGGCCCCGACGCCGAGGACGCCGAGCTCGCGGAGCTCCTCGACATCGCGTGCAAGGCCGTCTGGTGGGAGGCCAACATGGAGGACGTCCACGACCGCGTGATGGGTTGGGTGATCGCCGGGGGCCGTGGGCACCTTTTCACCCGGATCGACCCCACTAAGGGGAAGCTCCGCGACTGGGTCGGCGAGGACATGGTCCCCTTGGTCGATCCGTACGACCAGCCCGTGGATGACGGCGACGGCGGCCAGGCCCAGGTCATGGCGCAGGGCGTTCGGTTCGACAAAGACGGGAAGCCGCTGTCGCGCGCGCGGCTCGTTGCCCCCGGCCAAACGGAGCTCGTCCACGATGGCGAGGCCCACCAGACGCCGATCGGCCAGTTGGTGGTCGACGTGTTGTCGCCGATGCAGGTGCGCGGGAGCTGGGGCCCGACGCCGTGGCACGAGAAGCCGCGCCACATCATCCGCTCCTACCACCCGGTCGAGGACATTTATGATCGGTTCCAGGTCATGGTGGATCCTACTGTGCGCGGCGGAGCCGTCAGCGACATCGGAGAGCTTGAGCGTCTCTTGTACGGGACTGGATTCTTCGGAGCCGTTGAGGGCTTGCCCAGCCAGCAGCAGGGAACCACCACCAACACCGAGGGCTACGTCGAGCTCACCCAGTTGTGGGAAGCCCCGTGTACTTACGGTGAGACGGCTCGGACGGGCGACTCTCCCGGCGGCCGGTGGCTCGTCTGCACACCGGATCGGGTGCTCCGCGACGGCCCGCGGCCGGCGGCGTTCCCGTACACCTCGCCCCTGTCCACGTTCGAGTTTATCCGAATCCCCGGGCGGCCCGGCGGCACGACCCCGCAGGAGGCGTTGAACCCGATCCAGCGCGGCTACAACGACACACACTCGCGAATCAAGGACCACGTCAACCTCTGCACTAACCCCAAGGCGCTGATCGACACCGGCTCGGGGATCAAAGAGAAAACGTGGACCAACGCGCCGGCCGAGAACCACTACGTCAACCGCCGGCCCAACGTGCCCGCCGTGGAGTACGTCGCGCCCCCGCGCCTTGGGCCCGAGGTCGCGCAGCTCTTGGGGCTCTACAAGCAGGAGTTTGACGACATCGGCTTCATGCAGGGCGCGCAGGATCCGGGCGCACCGGGGTACTCGGGCGAGAAGCTCAAAGAGGCGCGGTTCAACACCGACCGCTTCCTGGGCCCCACCATGCGCCGCACCGCCGGGGAGTACGGCCGGATGTACGAGACCTGGCGCATCATGTTCCCGATGATTTGGGACATGGAGACCACGCTCGACTACGTGGGCGACGACAACCTCGGGCGCACGCTGGTCGTCTTGCCTGAGATCTTCGAGGCCGGCAAGGTTCACGTCCGCCCCGACGTCGAGTCGATGCTCCCCGAGGGGCGCGGCGAGAAGCAAGCCTTTGTCCGTCAGACCTGGCTCGAAGGCGGCTTTGGCCTCCCGCAGTCGCCCGAGGCACTCAAGAAATACTGGGAGTCGATCGCGATGCCGCATCTGTCGCGGATCGCCAAGCCCGGCGGGATCGACGGCACGATGGCCGAGCAGGAGAACGGCCAGCTCTTGCAAGGAGTCCCGGCCGACTCGATCCCCGTGTATGAGTGGTACGACGACGCCGTGCATCTCATGACGCACGAGCGGTTTATGAAGTCCCCCGAGTTTCGGAAGCTCCCCCCACCGATCCAGGACGCCTTCGCGCTTCACCGCGCGGCGCACCAGTTCAACGCGAGCCAGAAGCTCCAGAAGGCCGTTGCCCAACGGGGCGCGCTCCAGTCACAGATCATGGGCGGCCCGCCGGGCGGCGGATCTCCAGGGGGCGGCCCTCCGGCCTCCGGCGGCCCGCCCGGAACACCGACGACCCCCGGGGTCAACCCCGACCTCCCACAGAACAGCCCCTCGGGCCGCCCGGCCCTTCCCGCCCCGCCTCGCGGCATGGCGCAGAACAATCTCCCCACCGTCCAGAACGGGTAGCCGATGCCACTCACGCTCGCCTCTGTCGCCGAAGCCAACGCCCCCGCCCCGTCCGCCGTTGAGGAGGCCACCAAGGCCGCCCTCCAGTCCGTCAAAGACACGGGCTCCGCCGCCCGACGCGATCCTACCACGGGCCAGTTTGTCGCCAAGTCAGGCGACGAGGGCCAAGGTACCGCGCCCGGGGCCGGGCAGGTCACGGAAGGCGATGGGACGGCCACGGAAGGGTCAGAGGTAGGGGCCGCAGAAACGGCGGCGGAAACGGGCGCTGGTGCGGCCGAGGCTGGCGAGACGGCCGGGGCCGAAGCGGGCGCTGGCGAGGAAGCTGGGGCCGAGGCCGGCGGCGAGGAAGGTGAGACCAAGCCGGAGCTCGTCGTGGCACTCCCGGGCCGGAACGGCGAGGACGTCGAGATCGAGGTCGACTCCCCCGAAGTGGCCGAGCGCCTCCGTCAGCTCCGGAACGGCTATCAGTCGGGCGAGCAGGCGCGAGCGGCCGAGGCACGGGCGACCGAGTTGGCGCAGGAGATCGACGCCGAGCGGATCGAGGCCGCGGCCAACCCGCTCGGCTACCTGGCGTCGCTGGGACTCCAAACACGACCCGAGATGGTCGACCACGTTGTCTTGGCGCTCCTGGCCGATAACTGGGACCGCTTGCGGGATCGCGTGATCGCGCTCGACGACCCGACCGAGCTTCGCACCACGCGCGCCGAAGAACGGACGCGCCAGTTGGAGCTCCGCGACCAGGTCTCGACCTCGATCAACGAGCAACGCGCGGTCCAGACCAACTTGGCCGAGATCACCTCGACGATCGCGGGCTACGTGCCGCCGACGATGACCGAGGCCCAGCGGCGCGTGTTCACCCGGGAGTGCATGAGCGAGCTCCAACGAGTGGCGCTCGCCGAGGATCTCCTGACGCTCCCGATCGCCCGAGTCCCGAAGATTCTCGCCGACCACCTGGAGGCGTACGGGATCGACCCGTCCAAGGCTCCAGTGAACGGCAAAAACGGCAAACCCAAACCCGCAGCGTCCGCGCCCGCCAACGGCCGGCCCGCCGCCGCGGCGAAACCCCCCGTAGTAGCGACTCCGAAGAAACCCGCGCCCCCGGCCAAGCCGGCGGTTAACGGCGCTCGGTTCGTCGCGTCCGCCCACGCCAAGGCTCGCGCAGCAGCTCCGCCCCCAGGGGCCGGGTCGCCGGGCTCCGGCGCGGTCACTCCCCCTCGAACCAAGGACGGGCAACCGCTTGGGATCGAAGCCACGATCGAGTGGCACAAGAAAAACAAGGGTCGCCTCGTCACGAGGTAGCCCGCACTCTTCGGAGTTTTCTCATGCGTAAACTGGTAGGACGGTTCGAGCACCTGGTCCCGATGATCGCCGCCCTGGTAATGGCGGTGCTCGTCGCGTGTACGGGTGCCCACCCCGCGTATGCGCTGGCGCTGCCGGCGGTGCTGGGCGCGACGACGGCCACGGCCGACATCGACGCCCTGACCAAGATCATCTATTCCGACCCGCTCATCACGGACATCGTGGCCGAGTCCGAGTTTATGTCGATCTTCAAGACCGACATGAACATCCAGACGGAGCAGACGACGGGCGGCAAGTACATCGAAACCGCGCACTATCTCCGGCTGGCTGGCGCGGCCGGCGCGCGCGCGGAGAACGACTACATCCCGGTCTCCCAAACGGCCAAGGCAATCAATGGCCGGATCTTCCTCCGGAAGATCATGGGCGTGATCGAGATGACGGGCGACGTGATGGACCGCGTCGTGGGCGACGAGGGCGCGTTCATCAATTACATGGAGCGCGCACTCCCGGACACGAAAGAGCGCGTCTTGAACGAGGTCGACCGCATGTACATCGGCTTTGGCGCGGGCATCAAGGCCCGGGTCGCGGCCGGTTGGGCTGGCGCGTCGCCGCTCCCCGTGGACCGCGCGCTCGGGGTCGACGGGTACGAGGACGCTTGGCTCCAATTCCTCGAAGGGGAGACGATCGTGTTCTCGGCCACGGCGGCCGGCACGGCGCTCCGGAATGCGGGCTCGACCCAGGCCGCGCTGGTCGAGAACATTGACGAGACCAACAACGATCTCACGATCACGGCCGACGCCGCGTTGCTCGCCGCCATCACGATCGACGACTACATCTTCGGCGGCGACTCGGCCGGCGCATCGTCCCAGTTGGCCGGGGTCGATCGCGAAGTGCAGGGTGTGCTCGCCGGGGTCGACGACGGCTCCATTCTCGGGACCTACTTGAACGTCGTCCGCGCCTCGGTGCGGCAGTTCAACGCCCGCGTGGTGGACGCCTCGGTCGCTCCCTACAACGGGGTGATGACCGAGCAGCTCTTGATCGCCGCCGATGCGGCGACGCGCGTGGCGGCCAACGCCAAGATCGACACGCTCATCACGAGCCCCCATGCGCCGATCGGGTACTGGGCCGACATGAAGCAGGACCGCACGTTGAACGATCTCCGCTCGGCGCAGGGCGGCTTGAGCAACTCAGTCGGTGTCGTGCTCGGGGACCGGACGATCCCGTTCAAGACCGCTCGGAAGCTCCCGCCGCAAATCGCCTTCGGCCTGAACCGCGGGTCGTGGCGGCGTCTGACGCTCAACACCTGGACCTGGGTGCAGCGCACGGGCGCGATCTGGAACCTGGTCTCGGATGCGACGGGGCGGAAAGACGCCTACTTCGCCTTCGGTAAGATGTACGAGCAACTCTGTTGCCTGGTCCCGCGGCGCAACATCCGCTTCGAGGGACTCGCGCGGCAGTTCGACTTCTAGTTAGGACGCTGTAATTCGAGAATCGTGACGGTGCCGGTACAGCGGTCATGCGCTGCCGGCATCGTCTCCTCCCGCCTGGAGCTCCACTCTCATGTTGACACGCGACCAAAACGTCGACGCCAACTCGCTCTTAGTCCGCCGCTCGATGACGATGTCTCTTGCGCCGGCCATCTCGCTCGTGAACGAGTGCGCGTTCCTGTACCGCGCACCGCACAACCTCCAAGTCCTGGGGGCGCAGGTCTATTGCCGCACGACGGCCGGCACCGTGGCGGTCCAGCTCTACAGAGCGACCGACACGCAGATCGTCCTCCCCGGCCTCCTCGCGATCGACGCGACGCCGGAGAAGTTCAAGCTCATCACGAACACGATCATCGCCACGGTCGCGGGCGTGGTCATTCGGAAAGCGCCGACGACGGCCAACGTCTTTTCGGCGGCCTACACGGTCAACAACGCCCAGGGCGCGGGCACGGCCCACTGGGGCGCGTTCCTGGTCAGCATCAACGCCTCGGGCACGGTATCGACCAAAGCGGTGTCGGCCGACCAAGACTACGCCACGGAAGCGTTGGCGATTGCGGCGCTCCCGGCCGCCGACGCGGGCAAGGTCGCCGTGGGCTACATCACCGTCCAGGCCAAGACGGGCGGCTTGAAGTGGACCGCGAACACGGACGATCTGACGCCAACGTCGGATTGCACCACGGCGCATTTTGTCAACACCGCCGCGGGCCCCACGGTGACGTCCTCCATCACGCCGGTTGCGGCGGATTCGGTCGACGCCGTCATGACGGCCGGCAACGGCGCGCTGGCCGAGGACGAAAATCTCCTCGTGCTGGTGAACACGGATGGCTCGGGCGCATTGGTCGACGGGCGGCTGACGATCGACTACAGCGCACGCGGCTATCGCGGCGGAAACTAGGGCACCAGAATGGTTCACCGTCTGGTGAGGCACGAGAACCCGGAGGGGCGGCCGACGCCGCTCCTCCTCCTCGCGTCCTTGCGCGAGCTGGATCCGCTGATCGAGCTCGTCTACTTCGGCGAGCGCGATTGGCGGCTGGGCGCGGTTAGGCCCACGGACATCCGGTACCAAGCGGCGCAGGCCATCCTCGCCCAGCAACACCGGCTCGGGGTGAACGCCAACCCCAAGTCGGTGATGCTCGGGCGGTTGCTCGAACAGGGGTTCGCACAGATCGCGATGTACCGCGACTTCGGCGACCCGGCGGGCGAGGTCGAGGACGTCGAGCTCAAGGAACGCTGCACCATCCTCGCCAACTTCACCCGGCGGCACCAGAACGCGAGCGATCGGCGCGAGGCGGTGTTCGCCGATGCGTTGGCCGAGTCGGGCGGCCAGTCACGTCGGGCGAAGGCGGAGTACGACTACCACGACGCCTTGAACGACAAGCGGGGCCACATCGCCCGCGAGATGCGGGGCAAGACCACGTTCGGCTACGGCGGTATGACGGGCGGCCGCGGGAAGCTCGTCGACCAGACCGGCGCGCCGTACCCGTTCGAGGAGGATCCATCGCCGATTCTCACCGGGGCACAGGTCCGCGACGCGCTCGAAGAGTACACCGCGCTATTGCACGACTCTCTTTAGGGAACACTCATGCCATATTTTGGACATCGGGTCATTGGGAAAGAGGCCGCCGCGCGCGAGGCCGCCGCCGAGGCGATTGGCGCGAACTACTTTGGGCCGCGCGTCACGAGCAAGAGCGCCGCCGCGCCGCCGCGCCGCACCGAGTCGGGCGCAGTCGCGCGACCCGCCAACGCCGCCACGGCGCAGCGCCGGCCGGCCGAAGGGCTCTCGGTCGAAGAGATCGAGCGGTCGCTCGAACAGAACCCGCTCCTGGCCGAGCCGTTCTACGAGCAGGAGCTTGCTCGGCCCGGCGGCGCACGGTTGGCCGCGCTCGTGCTCTTGCGCGACGCCTTCCCGGTGGACGCGGGCGAGCGATCGGAGATCGAGGACCTGATCGCATCCAAGCAGGTGCCCGAGCCCGAGACGCCCGCAACGCCGGAGGTTCCGGTGCCGAGCGCGCCCGAGCCTGACGAGGAGCCCGAGACCCCGGGCCAGAAGCGGAACCGCGAACGTCGCGAAAAAGCGGCGGCGGCCAAGGGCGGCAAGTGAGCCGCCTCGTCGAGATGGTGGTGCAGTCGGCGCGGGACTTACATCCCACGTTCGACGAGGAGCGCCATCCGACGGGCCCGACGTACCGCGAGCTCGCGACGATTTGCCAGGAGCTCCAGAACGCGACGATCTCGCTCCTGCCCGAGTACAGTCAGCTCGAAGTGGTGACCTCGTTCGCGATCCCCTTCGTGGCCGATTTCGCGGACGGTCTCGCGCTCCCCGCGTGCCGACTCGTGACGGACGTGGTCGCCGTGGGCCCCACGCAATCGGACGGCGCGCTGGAGTTTTCGGTCGCCCTCATCAACGCCGACGGCCGCTTTGCCCGAAACAGCCCGCGGATGGCGGCGTGGCAGGACGGCGACGTGCTGTTCCTTCGGGGGCCCGCGTCGCGATGGGATGCCTACGCCGGGATCGAGGTCAAGTCGGTCCCCGTGTTCTCGGACGCGAGTGTGCTCGGGCTCCAGGTGCCGGGCGCGGTGCTCCCGCTTCCTGACGACGGAGCGCCGGCCGTAATCGCGCGGCTGGCCGCGTTCTTCGCGATGCGCTCGGACACGATCGACGCCCAGCGGCGAGCCGACCTCATGAGTCGCGGGGCCAAGGCCGAGGAGCGGTATCTCCAGCAAGTGGTCGACCGGCTTGCTGGGACCTCGTTCTTTACGCAGGACGTCTACGGCGACGGGGGTGGGCCGTGACCACCGCGCTCGACTTAGTTCTCGGGGCCTACGGCCAGTCGTCCAAGAACCAGCCCGACCGCATTGCCACAGCCGGGACCGAGCTTCTCCGCGTCGTCAACTCGGTGATGAAGGGCGCGTACGCCATAGCCGCCCGGGTCAACCCCGTCTACTTCGGGAAGTCGGCCGCCGTGGCGTTCGCGTCGGGCGGTTGGGCTTACCCCGCCGATGCCGAGTCGGTGTTCTTGATCCAGAACGCCGTGCCGACCGAGGTGGTGGTCGTCCCATTCAGCGATCGGAAGGCCGAGATCGGCCGGCCCGCGGTGTACCTCTTCGGCGGCAAGTATCTCTCGGCCGGCAACGATCTCGATCCGACGTCGGGCACGCTCACCATGTACTACGCGCGGCGGCACCCGGCGCTCCCGACGATCAACACCGCGCTCGACGACTCGTGGCCGACCGACTTCGACAACTTGCCCATCCTCGCCATTGCGACCTACTTGGCGCGGAAGGACGGGCGAGCGGAGGAGGCGGCGTCGCTCCTCGCCGATACGACCCAGTGGGTCGGGCTTTTCGTGGCGCACATGGACCACGTGACGGCCGAGGTGAGGAGCCGGTTCGGTGTCGCGCGCTACGCCAACCCGGGCTCGATCGCCTCGCTCGCCCAGCTCGTCGTCGGCTCGGCCATCCCGGGAGGTGCGTCGTGAGCTTGACCGTTGAAGGCGTCGTTGTCCAGGCAATGGTGCGCGCACACGAGGTCACGCACAACGTGCCCGCGACGCGCTCGATCGCGTACCGGCGGATCGGGATCCGCCAGCAAGAGCTCTTCGCGATGGCCGACAAGGCCAACCACGAGTACAACGGCGTCTCCGCGACGGCGAACATCACCGGAGGCGTGGTCGACCTGGCGACGATCGTGGACCCCGTGCCCGTGCCCGAGGAGCTGACGCGGCTCGAAGTGGCCGACCCCGGGAGCTCGCCCTTCCCGGCCGGGACCAAGATCCACCCCGTGGCCGTGGCCGATCAGTGGGCGGCGATCCCGCCCCGCGTGACGATCCGGAACCGCCTCGTCAAACAGGTGGGGCTCGATCTCTCCGGCGTGTTCTCGCTCCGGATCTTCTACGTGTACCGGCCGCCCGTCTACTGCCCGACCGATGACTGTGAGGTCGTCCGGTTGCGCTCGCCGTACGACGAGCTCTTGGTGATCGACCTGGCGAAGTGGCTCCTCATGAAAGCGCCGTACATCGAGGCCGCCACGCTGCAACGGGCCCTTGGGGTCTTGAACGCCGAGGAGGGCTCGGTCTTGTCCGAGTACCTCGCGCATGTCCGCGCCTACGTGCCGCTGGAGTCCCGCTTCGACGGGCCGCCGCAGGGGAACACGGCCAAGGCCCCGGCGGTCGCCGGGCCGTCCGTGCAACCGGCCGGAGCCTGACCCCCGATGGCGCGCCCCGCCACGGCCTGGGCACGGGGCACAGGCGAACGAACTGACCTTGACCCGGGTGATTGCTTGCCCGAGGGGTGCGATCCCGCTACGGCGCTCGTAGGCACCGTGTGGCTCGGCGACGGGACGGCCATCGTTCCCGAGGATCCGGATTGCGTCGGGACCGACGAGGGCGGGCCCTGTCTCGACCGCTCGCTGGACATCGGCCCAGGCGGCCCCGAGTCAGACGCCATCGTGCGTCCGCGGCTCCTGTGGTCGAACGGGTACGAGATCGAGGGCCAGGTGTTCCGTGTGGGCCAGAACCCCGGGACGCCCGACCCCTCCGACTTCTCGACCGTGGGCGAGGTGACGGGCGGTTTCGTGTTCCACGCGACCGGCGGCCGGGACAACGGCGGCTACGTCGAGACGGTCGAAAGCGCGCCAGGGATGACCCAGGCCGACAACGTCGGGAATTATATGTGGCTCCCCCTCGCGCCGGGCGAGACACCGCCCCGGGGGGCGGGCCAGCACCACGCATTCAACTACCACGGGGTCGCGCTTCCACGGCCGCACAACGCCATCGGTTTCGGCTCGAACACGGGCACAGGGCCGTTTTTCCCCTCCGTGGTGCTCCAGGTGAGCGACGCCGACCGCAAGGTGCGCGTGATGAAGGTCGGCGTGGACATGGGCGGGCTCGCGACCTTCACGCAGCTCGGGCCCACGTCGACTCTCGTGGTGCCGGCCGACGGCTGGTGGTCGATCGAGCCCCAGGCGTTCGTCGCACCGGGCGGAAACACCGAAGGCGGCTTCGTGATCGCGCGGTATTATCACGAGGGCGGCCCGGCGGAGGGCGAGACGATCGTGTTCGCGCTCGGCGTCAACCTCACCGGAGACGGGCACCACGGCTACGCCTGGGGCTCGGAGGTGGTGCGCCGCAACTCGGTCGGGATCTCGGGGGTCTGGATCGACGACTCGGTTGTGTACGGGCCCTACGGCCCGGTCAAGCGATGGCTCGGCGACTGCCGCGTCGGGGTCGGTGTCCCGTCGGGCGCTGGGGACGCGACCAACTCCGAGGTGGCGCACACGTCCTCGCCGCACCCGCTCGGCGTCACGGCGACCGACATGGGCGTCACGGTCACGCACGGCTCGACGGATCGCTGGCGGAACGTGACGGGCGCGATTGCGCGGGCGATCGACGAGATCACGAGCGGCGACTGGTGGCTGGGGCAGATCAGCGCCTTTACCGGCGCGTGGCTCTTTGGGCCCTTGCCGTTCCCAACGAGCGATCCCACCGTGGCCGCCGGATGGAACGACTGGACGGCGGATGAGCTCATGCCGAGGAATACGCTCTACGACGAGCTCTCGGAGCTCTACCGCACGACGGTCAACCGCACCAACATCGCTGTCGTCGAGGGCCTCTTCCCGTACCTTCGCGCCGGGGCGCGCTGGGTCGTCGGTGTCGCGCGCTTCGGGCCGGCGAGCGATCACTTGGACGGGACCTGGGCACCGGCCGACGGGCTCGACGCCACGACGATGATCTTCCCGCTCGTGAGCCGCCACGCCCACGGCTCGATCGGCTCGGGCTCGGGAATTTTGGGCGATGGGGCCGATGCCTACCGCCACGACCTCCGAACGCTCATCAAGGCCGGGGGCGCAACCACGCAGGGCGCGATCCGAACTGCCGTGCGCGGCGCACCTAACCCGCTCCACCAAGACGTCGGCTCCAAGTGGGGTACGCGGTGGAACACGCTCCTCGGTTACACCGTCGCGCCATACGACTTCGTCGAAGCCAACCCGGCGACCTCGGCCCGCTTCGAGCCGTCGGACTTGCCCGCGGTCCAGGCCGGATTCAAGGGCGACCTTTCGCGATTCGACGCGAACTTCCTCACCGATCCGGACTTCACGCCCGAGGCGCGGTGGAACCAGCTCGACGTCGTCGAGGCGGGGTTCGACGTGGTCTACCACCCCGAAGTCGTTGCGTTCACCGAGCACGCGCCATTCCCGCCAGTGGCCGCGTTCTTTACGACGACCGGAACGGATCTGCCGGCTCGGCACGTCGTGATCCGTGACGCCTCGACCGACTGGGACGGCTCGCTCGTGACCTTACTCGTCGACTGGGGAGACGGCTCGGACCCCGAGCCGATTGCCGCGGGCGGCACCTTGGCGCACGACTACGCCGCGCCCGGCACGTACACGATCACGCTCACGGTCCTCGATTCGGACAGCCTCGCCGATTCGGTGAGCCACGACGTTGATGCGTTCATCCCGAACACCCCGCCCTCGGCCGACTTCACGGTCGCGGCCGACCCCGGGGACATCACCAACCAGACGGTCGGCTTCACCGACACCTCGGTCGACGATGGCACGATCACGGCCTGGGACTGGGACTTTGGCGACGGCTCGCCGCACGACACGACGCAGAACCCCGTCCATGTCTACGCCGCGCCGGGCACCTACACGGTGGTCCTGGTGGTAACAGACGACGGCGGCGAGGGCGGCCAACCCCCGCTCACTGGGTCGACCAGCGTGGACATCGACCTCCCGCTCGCGGGAGGGGGAGGGGGCTCCCGGGTCTCGATGCCGATCCTCTTCTCGGACTCGACGCACGCCGGGCTCCAGCAGAGCTCTCGCCGGTACGACTTCACCGGGGGCGGCGAGACATTGGCGGCCGGCGCTGGCCGGGACGGCCGGGACGCCATCGCCGAGGGCGACAACTTCGGCACCTGGCAGTACACCTTCCGCGTCGCCGACCCGCATGTGTTCCAGTTCGCCTTCGATCTCCAGGGGGCGACGCTCCCCGGCTACGAGCTCCCGCTCTTTGTTGCCGGGGCGCACACGCTCGCGTGCGTGCTTCGACCCGACGGCAAGGTTCGAGTCTACGCCTGGGACGGCGTCGCGTGGAACAACGTCATGGAGACGGCCGCCCCGGTGCCCGGCACGGGCTGGGTCGTCGGCACCATGCGCTTCGGGTACGGCGCGATTGGCGCGGGGTTCGCCAAGTTGCGGATCAACGGCGAGGTCTTGTCGGCCGACCCGATCGCTGTCAACCCGGGCGGCGGCTCGTTCGTCAACGACTTTATCACCTTCGGCACCGGCTCCGGGGGCAACTACGACTACGCCCCGCCGGGCTACGTCCACGGCCTGGCCGCGGTGCGTTGGTGCGACATCGCGTGCTTTGACGACTCGGGCGTGGTCGATCACGACGACCACCCGGGCGACGTCCACTTCTCGATCGCGACTCCGCAGGCCGTGGGCACGTTCAACGACTCGGGCGGTTCGGCCGTGAACGTCCAAGTTGCCGATGAGGGGACGAGCAAAAACACCTTCACCGCACTCAGCCAAAAGGACACCTTCACGCTCGACACCCCCTCGGGGACGATCGCCGCCATCCTCGCGGTCCTCCCATTCTTCGAGGTCATCCGGGGCGGCGCGTCGGTCACGCGCACTTTCGCGATGCTCGTCAAGTCGGGCGGCGGAACGAGCCAGTCGGCCGACATCTCCAGCGCGTCCTCCTATTCGGCCCGCTACCGCGTCAACCCGAGCGACACTCAGGATCGTTGGGCCGTGCCGCTTGACCCCAGCACGGGGCTTGCCTGGGCCGCGGCGGCGGCCGTTGGCGCGGCCGAGGTGGGCATGGTTGTCACCGTGCTCGGGGCCGGCGGCACGATATCGGTCTCGCAACTCGGCCTCGAAGTGGCCTACTGGGATGTGTAGCCATGTCTAGGCCCCGCATCCCCCTCGCCTTTGGCGGCGGCATCGACCGCGCCGCGGGGCCCTTGGTCGTCGAGGCGACCTCGTTCAAGGACCAGCGGAACGTCAAGCTCTCCGAGGGCTGGATGTCCGTCCGAAACGGCCTCGCGATCCAGCTCACGGCGGCCGACTTCGTGGCGGCCGACGCCGTGGTGGGCGCGGCCGTGACCCATGTGATCGGCATCGAGGCGCTCCGGAGCCAGGGCGTGAATATCGTCATCACGTTCGACTCGGTCGCCGGCCAATGCGCCGCCTGGATCCTGGCGGGCACGCTCACCACGCTCACCCTGGTCGGGACGTTCTGGACCGGAATCGTCGCCCCAGCCCTGGTGCCCCCGCTCGTGTTCATGGCCGACAGCTACGACAAGATGTTCGTCGCCCACGACGAGCCCTTGTTCGCCCAGCGGCAGAAAACCCAGGTGGTGAACATCACCGCCATGACAGTCACCGTGCTCAACGGCGGTGTCGCGCTCGGGGACTTCTATTTCCGTGGCGTCAGGCGGCACTTGAACTATCTCTTTGGCTGGGGCCACGGCACGGCCGGCGAGCCCGACCATCCCGAGATCGTCCGCAACTCGATCGCGGCGGACCCGCTGACGTGGGACCCGGACCACTACTTCGTCGCCGGCCAGCGCGGGGACCCTGTCTTGAGCTGCGACGTCGCCGGGGACGTGCTCGTCGCGCGCAAGCAAACGGCGAGCTACGACATCGTGGGCTACGGCCCCGAGAACTTCGGGATCCGCCCCGGCGACATCAACTTCGGGATCGCTGGCTCGCACCTCTCGGTCACCGTGGGGAAGGTCAATTACCACTGGTCGCTCGAAGGCCCTCGGGCATCGGGCGGCCCCGGGGAGTCGGTCGACCTGGCGCTCCTGCTCGGGCTCGCCGGGCCGCCGCCCGACCCCCGGACGGCCAACCTCGACTTCGACCGGGGGTTCGCCGTCTACCAGCCGATCACGCGCGAGGTGCGCTTCGTGTTCGGCTCGTGGGCCTACGTGCTCCACCTGTTCGACCCCCAGCGTAAGCGATGGAGCTTCGCCGACTACGGGGTCGACCTCGC